CATTCTTAATTCGTCTAGCACCTAGTGTTTCAAACGCACAAACAGGTGACCTAGGAGAAAAAGAACTGTTAAATCGTGCGCAGTTGCTATTGCAGGAAATTGCGATTTCCTCAGATAGTGTAAGCGGTGGCGGCGCGATTGTTATTGAGGGTGTTCTAAACCCTCAAAACTATCCTGTTGATCCAAATAATATTACTTGGGGTGGTTTATCAAACGCAGCAGCAGGTGGACAGCCTAGTTTTGCTCAGATTGCGCCTGGCGGTTCTGTGGTATGGGGAGGTAATGCAACGACATCAACAGCAACGATCCAAGGTGCATTTGCCACACAAATTCGTGCAGTCAGCTTTAGCACAAGTGTTGGTAGCATTGCAGCACAGGGTTTTGCCACAGTGAACCAGTTTGTTACTATTGTTGGTAACAACGGAAGTGTTATACAAGCAGTGTCAAACTTGAGAAATACTGTTTATATTACTAATGCTGCCTATGATGCATTGACTACTCCGATTGTAGTTGGTGATACTATTTGGGTTAACGGTTATACCAACGTAGTTCCTATCACTTCAGTGACAAGAGCAGTTAATGGTACAGGTTTTACTATGATCACTATGAGTGTTAACTCTGTTAACTCAAGCACTGCTGGTGCCAACATTACCAACGTGCAGATTCAGTCAACAGTTGCCAATAACTATTCATCTGCGATTAGTTCATCTCGTACAGATTTCTTGGTGAGCAATACCAACTATGCTTCGTCCGGTCTACGTGTCGGTGATGTGTTAAGTTTAACCAGTTACATTACTGCTAGTCAAACAGTATCAACAGTACAGACATCTGCATATACCATTAGCGGTGTGGCCTATACCAGAATCACAATGAGCGGTGTTGCAAACGGCACAACTGCATCTGGGTCGTTTGCAACTACCACAGTCAACTATAACTCTATTGCTTCTATTACATATGCAGCAGCACTAGCTACAACTAGAAATGATTTCTTAATGACTGACACAGAATATGCAGTTTCTAGTATTGCTATTGGTGATACACTAAGCATGACAACTAATATTACCGGTGGTCAAACTATCACTGCTATTACCACAGGTTATACTGTGGTAGCAGGTGTCAGCTACACACGTATCGTAATGTCAGCGGTGGCAAACGGAACAACTACAACTGGGTCTGGTAACAACGCAGCCGTTAACGTTACTGCCGCGGGTAGTGCTGCTTCGTATAACAAAACCAACTATTTGTTCTTTACTCAAAGTACTTGGGATGCGTCATTGGCCAGCATCGGTACTAAAGTAGCATCCGATCAAACACAGTTTCCAGCGGGAACATTTGTCAGTGCCGTTTCTGCAAGAAAATTTGGTGCTAGCAGCATTACAGTAACCAACGCCACTGGTACTGGTTCTACAGTAACATTGACTTATGCCACACAAGCAACGGCTCCGTTTACCGTCGGGTCTCCAATCACAGTTTCTGGTATTGTTAGTGCTACTACTAACTATAACGGAAACTATACTGTAATCAGTTGCAGTACCACACAGGTAACTTATAGTCACACAGCTAACGGATCTTATACCAGTGGTGGTAACATTACCGGAACTACAGTTTACAGGGTGGCATTTACACAGAGTTTGAATACCTCAGTAAATGCGGCCAGCACATTGAAATTCCAGTTTGGCGCTGCTTACGCATTGCCAGGAGAACAGGTATTTTCATTCGTATCAAACCCAGGCGATTCTATTTCGTTAAGTTTGGCACAGTTGAAAGAACTCACAAATACTACACTAGGCGGTCGAGGTACATTCCCCAACGGTCCAGACGTATTGGCCATCAACGTGTATAAAGTTTCTGGAACAGCGACACCAGTTAACGTTATTGTGCGTTGGGGTGAAGCTCAGGCTTAATCAACATCACAGTTTGCTTGGATATATAATAATGTCCAAGCAAACTTATGATACATCAACTTTTTTCTAAATCGATATTAACAGCTGATTTGGGTAGATCTTTTTCTACTCAAGAACAGTCTGCCTTTGAAACAGCCGAATATGTGTTAGACCTGTCTGATGTAGCACAGGAACCTACAAATATTTCTTATACCAAAGAAGTAAACATACTAAAAACTTTAGAACTTGTAGACCTAGAATCTTTTATATTGAAAAATGTCAATGACTATATGTTCAAAGAGTTTGAAGTCATTGATCCTGTAGAGTTTTATATCAGCAGATCGTGGTTTGTAAAATCACAGCATGGAGGGTTTGGGCGCAGGCATAATCATCCCAATAGTGTTTTATCTGGAGTGTTGTATTTGCAATCAGATGCCAACAGCGGAAATCTTATTTTACATGATTTGCAAAATACCAAGTTTGGATCTATAGAGTTTTCTTATAAATCTATCAATAAAACCAACTGTTCGTATGTCAGCATTCCTCCAAAACCAGGAATGCTAGTTATGTTCCCATCAACCACAATGCATGAAGTGGGCATTAACCAATCTCGTCAAACGAGATATTCTTTATCATTTGATATTTGGTTTAAAGGAACCGCAGGAACAGGAAAAACTCACACAGTTTTGACTGTTTGATTAAGAGTTCTATCTAACTTTTTTCTTAGTGCTGCAATTTTATCTCTAGACTGACTAACTTCAGCAGCCTTAGGATCAAACATATGTTGATCGATAGCTCGAACCTCACTCAATAACTGCATCAAACAGTTGTTCATTTCGTTTCTTAAAGTAGTATCAGTGAGTTGTGTGATCTTCTCGTTGAACTCTCGAAATTCTTTCTGAAATCTTTCACTTTGTTCCAAAGTTGGTAGCATTTTCTAACTCCATAATAGTATTAATTTTCACACGTATAACCTGATTATTTAATGTTGTCTTAAGACCAGTGTGAAGTTGTTTTGGCAAATGATCAAAATCCGACCATGCCATAGTTGTACATGCTGTTGTTAAAAACTCAGCATCAACTAAGCAGACATACGTTCCGTATTCAAATCCTCGATCTTCTGACAGATATAGCTCAATGGGCAATATCCTTCCCTGTGCATATTGGTCTAACAATATTCGTGCATCATCGAGCAGTGCATTTTGTCTAGGAAAAGTTGGTACTGTCCATTTTTGATCTTCTAAGATCAAAAGGATTCTACCAGTAGTTTTAGCGAGGAATAATAAACCAGCACGTTGTTGCATCACGTACTTATCAGCCGTCTAACTGCAATCTCCAATAACCTGGCGCATACTCGCCCTCAAAAGATTTCAGCCACTGTTCCCCATCCCAACGGTATTGTATGCCGGTTCTAGCGTTGGTAATATACGTGGTGTCTGTAGTAGTTGGATCAAATATAGTGATCCATTTTTTTAGAACTGTATCCCATTTAATAATAGAGTTAGCTTTTATTACAGGATCGTTTCCGTTGAGATCTTTCCATGCATCTGGACCATCGTATAATGTAGCAACGCTGTCATCACTAGGCTGTCCATAAGATTGTCCTACATTTGAACTTGGATTTACATCGTCTAACATCAAATAACGTAATGCTGGAAAGTTTGCCTGTCCGCCATAGACTTCAACAGGATTGAACTTATAAGGATCGATGATAGCATCAATATACGATGCTCCGTCGATACTAGTGTTCGAAGGAATATCTTCTAGAGTAACTATTAACTTAGATTCATCCATTGGATTGAGGATAAATGTTCCTCCCATTTCATAACCTGTTGGCTGCATAAAGAATATTTTACTAATTCCGTCGATGAAACCTCCAGAGTTTTCTAACATTTTCCTCCAGTTAGTTGGAAAATCTTCTTTGGTGGGTAGAATTAAAGTTACATCATAGTCGTGTGATTGTCCGTTTTCAGATTTAAACAGATAAACACCGTACCTACCGCTGAGATTATTTTTACGTTGAGATGCAAGTACGGATAGGTTAACGGTACTGGTTCCGGAGCTATTTCCAGATCCAGTAGTTCCACCTGTATTTTCAACATTATAAATCAAATCATCAAGTGTTTTTATGCTACCATCGTCATTAAACATGTTGGCAATAATAGATCTTACAACACCAAGTTTCTTAACTTTAGTTGGAGGAGATATGTATATAGGCATGTCAAACTCAATCGAGCATACATCTATTTCAGATTCTCCACCTTGTGGAATGGTTCTAGATGTAAATGTCAAACTCGATAAGTTAATAACACTAAGACTAGTCCAATCTATGTAGTTGTCTGTGGTCTGTACTTCAAGGCTGGGATTAAACAAAACTAAAAGTTGTTCGAGTAGCTGAAGTTTTTGATCTGTGTTTGAAGTCCATATATCTGCTTTCATTGAAAGTTTAAATGGGGTAGGCATTAATCTTTCAACAGTGTAGTTTCCGCCCTGATAGTTTTGAAACTCTACTATACCAGTATCTTGATCTGTAGTGTAAGCTCGTTGTCTTATATTAACTTTACTAATAAATGTTGGATCTGTTAATCTTGTAGAATCTAGTTCAAGACCGCTGATATAACAAGCGATTCTTGGAACAGTATTCATTTTATTTTCTGAGTTTTCTTTAATAATACTGGCTACCATACGAGTCATATCGCCATACAACACAGGAACTTGACGTTCTTCTGGGACATCACCACCTGTTTTATACTTAAACCCTATAAACACACGCATAAACTGTGTTACATAGCGTCTTATCTGACCGTCATAAAAATAATCCATTATTCGTCCGCCTGTGGTCTAAGCGCCTTAGATAGGCTTTGTTTTTCTTTAACTACATGATTGTTAATAACAGCTTCTTTATTGTTATTAATGAAGCTGGTCTTTTGTGTAAGTCTATCATCTCGTCCTTCAAATCTATCGCCGGTACCTGTATCGCTTGGTCCTAGATTGCTCATAGTCATACGTTTAATATCTTCTATCTTGATCCAACGTACACCGTCGTATCTAAAAAGTCTATTAGGTAGATAATCTTTTCTCAAACAGAACTGGCCAATCTGAGGATTTAAAGGGAAAGATATGCCTGAAGTTAACGGAGCACCGTTACCTGGTATACCGTCTCCGATAATATATCCGGGATAGTCGTTGTGATCCGGGCTAACATTCATCGTTGATGCTGTGGCTCCAACATATACTGGATTGCCATCGGTATCAAATAACAGATTACCTTCTTCATCTGTTGCCTGTAGCTCGCTGTCAGCACTGTATTCTGCTGTTGCAGTACTATCAACAGTAACTAGGTCAACATTTCCGAATCCGTCTTTTTGTACAGTCCAATATTTTGATGTGTCGAAGCCGCTCTTAGGTGCATCTGCTTCTGCTTGATCAAGAACTGCTTGAGTAATCTGCATTTCTTTTTCATAGGTAGACATAATGTCTCTGAGACTTTGGTTGCTGCCTTCGCCAGCAGCGCCATCAAGGATCTGCTTAAACTCTTGACTATCAACTAATGGTTTACATTTTGCTCTGTATAAATGAGGATACCACGTTACTGAAAATCCTTCAGCTGCTCGATTAACTTCTTCAATGACATAGAATCTTTTTAGTGCAAACTGAAAATCATTTAATGCGAACTCATCTTTTAAGTGCGGTAACTCAATAACATCACCGCTCATTATTTTTCTTCCTAGTTTCTCAACAGTATCATTGATGTGGAATGTAATAAAAATAGTGTCATTTTGTAAAAATAAACCAAACTGACTTAGATTAAAATCGATGTCTTGTATACTGTAAACTCCGCGAAGTAGATAAACATCGGGATCGTATTTTCTATCACGATTTTCTAAAAATAACAGATCTTGTATCTGGGTTTCATTTGTTCCAGAATACGTAGGAGCAGATGGGCTAGCACCCGCAGATGATGAGCCCGGGCCTATGTACTTGTGGACTAGCACATCCGTGCCGCCAACTTGGAACATTTCCCAAATGGTTTTATCTATAAATCTAAAATCGTTGCCCTTTTCGGGACGGTATAAACTGAGTCTTGGCATAGTAGTATATTTACCGCTACGATAAATAACAGTATGAGCCAAATAGACCAATCCAAACAAGCAGTTTACGACTATTGCAAAGCTATGCTAGGCGATGGTATGATCGATATAGAACTCGATCCAATCCACTACGAAACAGCATTAAATCGCGCTCTTGCAGTATTTCGTCAACGTTCAGATAATGCTGTAGAAGAAAGTTATGTATTTCTAACTCTACAAGTAGATCAAAACGAATACATTTTAGCTAAAGAAATACAGCAGGTTCGACAGATTTTTAGAAGAAGCATTGGTTCTAGAACAGGCGGTGGGTCTGGCGGAACTGTTTTTGAGCCATTTAATATGGCCTATACAAATACCTATTTGCTGTCATCAACAAATATGGGCGGACTACTAACCTATGAACTATTCAGCCAATACCAAGAACTCGTAGGTAAAATGTTTGGTGCATTTATTAACTTTACCTGGAATGCACAGAGTCGTAAGTTGATCATACATCAACGTCCTAGGTCAGAAGAATCAGTAATGCTAATGGTTTATAATATCAAACCAGATTTTGTTATCATCGACGATGCCTATTCAGGCCAATGGATCAAAGACTATGCACTTGCAAACTGCAAAATGATGCTAGGCCAAGCACGTGAAAAGTTTGCTCAAATCGCAGGACCCGGTGGCGGCAGTGCATTAAATGGTTCTGCAATGAAAACCGAAGCACAAGCTGAAATGGACAAGCTCATAGACGATCTCATGAAATTGGTTCCCGGCGGCAGCGGCTACACCTGGATAACTGGTTGACCTTATAACTAATCTATATTATAATGTCTTTATAGGAGACATTTATGATCATAGGTATATGCGGTTTTATTGGCAGCGGCAAGGACACTGTTGCTGACTATCTAGTTAACTTCCATGAATTTAGACGAGAGTCATTTGCCAGTACTCTTAAAGACGCTGTAGCAAATGTATTTGGCTGGGATCGAACTATGCTTGAAGGGCGAACTAAAGAAGCTCGAGAATGGCGCGAATGTGTAGATCCTTGGTGGGCAGAACGACTGGCAATGCCTACACTAACTCCTAGATGGGTGCTGCAATATTGGGGTACCGAAGTATGTCGCAAAGGCTTCCATGATGATATTTGGATTGCCAGCTTAGAAAATAAAATCCGTAACTCAAAAGATAATGTGGTAATCAGCGATTGTCGTTTTCCTAACGAAATCTCAGCCATTAAAAATGCAGGTGGAACCATTGTTTGGGTACAACGTGGAGCATTACCTGATTGGTACGAACATGCTCTTGCTGCTAATAACGGATCAAACATCTCTCTAAACGAAATGAAACGTATGGGAATCCATGCATCTGAATGGGCATGGTTAGGTAGCGACTTTGATCAGATCATTAACAATAACGGTACTATTGATCAGTTGTATACACAGTCTGCAGATCTGTTAAAAGTCAGCAGTGAGATCACCTTGTCTCCAAGCAACTCCCTCTTTGCTTAACACAGAAGCACAGTTTGAACACACAGTTTTAAGATTGTTGTGACGGCAGTTGTTTAAATCGCCGTCTATGTGAAATACTCTAAAAACTTCTTTGTGGGGACTTTTAAATCCGCACTTATCACATTGTGGTTTCATCTTATACCCTGCTCTAAACCAGCGGGGTATTCCATGATTAACTCCGTGTGACATGCAGATTTCGCAGAGACTCCGATAGTAAACTCTACCTTCTTTCTTATAGTTCACGGCTTTTGGCCTCTGCCCGCATTTACAAAGTGGTCTCATAACGATATTTACACCTTTTCAGCCCCTTTATCTTATGGTATAAGAAGCCGGTTTCCGTCTAAACTGCTAAATACTTTGAGCAAAACTATTACCAGGAGAATAGGTACATGGCGACATTACAATCACCCGGCGTAAGCGTTACGGTAATCGATGAGAGTTTTTATACACCTGCAGAGCCAGGTACAACTCCACTGATTGTTGTAGCAACTGGCCAAGACAAATCAAATGCAGCAGGCACAGGTACTGCCGCAGCTACCACAAAAGCAAATGCTGGAAAAGCATTTAAACTAACCAGCCAAAAAGATCTAGTAGATATGTTTGGTGTACCGTTTTTCGAGAAGACAGCTTCCGCAAATCCAGTACACGGTGGCGAAAGAAACGAATATGGACTTTTAGCAGCTTACAGCTTGCTAGGAGTTAGCAACGCAGCCTTCCTAGTACGTGCTGACGTCGACCTAGCACAGCTAGAAGGATCAGCAGACGCCCCGGGAGCAATGCCAAACAACGGCGCATGGTGGGTAAACACACAAGACACAGCGTTCGGCATCCAAGAATGGAATGGTGCAGCAGTTAGCACAACTGGCGGTCAGAAATTTGCCAGCAAAGACCCAATGGTATTAACTGACGACGACGAAGCAAAAGTACTAAGTGGTGTTCCAAGAACTTCAGTTGGTTCTATCGGCGACTACGCTGTGGTATTCCAAACTGTAAAAGGCACAGGTTCATTTACAGCCAGCAGAGAATATGCAAAGATCTATTTGAAATCAGCAGGCAATACACAAGCTGGTGTTGCAGTTGGACAATGGGTATTAGTTGGTTCTAACGATTGGGCAGCAAGCCTCCCAACAGTAGTAAGCAATACTATTTCTGCAGCAACACTAACTGCAGGTAACTTTACAATCAACGGCACAACTGTAAATATCAGCGGCGGCCAATCATTAACTAACTTGGTATCCACAATCAATGGACTAGGCCTAACAGGTATTACAGCTCGTGCAGTGAGCAGCAAGTTATATCTATACACAAACGGCTCAAACGACTTTGGTACAACCCAAGGTGGTCCTGGCGATTCAACAAAGAGTAACGCTATCGTTATTGCAACAGGTACAGCAGATTTCACACAGCTAGGTCTAACAGCTGGTACATTCTACGGTCCAACACTACAAATGACTCCACATACTCAAGTTCCAGAGTGGAAGTCGACAGATACAAATCCACGTCCAACTGGTTCAGTATGGGTTAAGACCACAGAACCAAACATGGGAGCACGTTGGAGAGTTAAGTACTGGCAGAGTTCTACAGAATCATGGGTAGCAGAAGAAGCTCCTATCTATGCTACAACTAACGCTGCTTTGTATTATCTAGATCGTTCTGGTGGTGGATTAAATCTATCAGTGAACACATTAACAGTTCAATCAAATGCTGATGAAGAATCAGGATATGATTTAAGCCCTGCAACAGCTTCTTTTAGAATGTGGCGTAGAGCATCAACTGGTAATACATCTATTACTTCAACAGTAGTTGCAACAGGTACACTTACAGTTGGTGCAAAAACATTTACAATGGCTGAGTCGATCAAAGGCCAAGCTGGTCTTGACACAGCAAAAACAATCAGCTTTACAGCAGCTAACTCAGCAGCTGACGCATTAACTATTGCCGCAGCTATTAACGCAGCAGGTTTTGTTAACGTTGAAGCTTCTGTAACTGATGCTAACGAACTACAGATTTATCACAAGTTAGGTGGTGACATTAGATTCACAGATGGTACAGGCGCTCCTGTTTCATTGTTGTTTGCAGTATTCAATCTTGATACTTCAGCAGGCACAGCAAACTTCTACGCATTGCCAACAGCAGCAACAGAAGATTATCTAGCTTCTAACTGGCAACCATTCTGCGTAGCTGGGTTCCATGCTACCAGCAATGAGCCATTAAACGAGCCAGCAGATGGCCAACTATGGTACAATCCAGAGTTCAGCGAAGTGGATATTATGATTCACAACGGCACAACTTGGAAAGGTTACAAAAACTTCAGCGCAGGATATGCTACTACAGATCCAAGCGGTCCACAAGTAACTGCTACTAAACCAACTACACAAAGCGATGGTACAGCATTAGTTGAAGGCGATCTATGGATCAGCACAGCACCGCTAGAAGACTTCCCAACTATCTATCGTTGGAGTGCAACTAACTTAGAATGGACTCAGATCGACAAGACTGACCAAGTAACAGAAGAAGGTATTTTGTTTGCTGATGCACGTTATGGCGCAGCTGGTGCAACTGGTAACACAGCAGCATCTATTAAAGATCTTCTAACTAGCGACTTCTTAGACTTTGACGCTCCAGATCCTGCACTATATCCAAAAGGTATGTTGCTATGGAACCTACGTAGAAGTGGTGGTAACGTAAAACGTTACAACAACAACTATGTTAACACAGCTGATGATAATCCACGCATGAACAATGCAAGCATGAGTGCTTATGCAACTGATCGCTGGACTACAGCTTCACCAAATAACGAAGACGGTTCAGGAACATTTGGTCGCCACGCTCAACGTGCTGTTATTGTAGCAGCAATGAAGAGTGTAGTTGACACAAGTGCTGAAATCCGTGACGAAGAAAGACGTAACTTTAACTTGATTGCTTGCCCAGGATATCCTGAGCTAATGAGCAACCTAGTTAACTTGAATATCGACCGTGGCTTGACAGCGTTCGTGGTCGGTGATACACCATTCCGCTTACCAGCTGATGCTACATCATTGACTAACTGGGGTACAAACGCCAACTTAGTCACTGACAACGGTGACAACGGTATTGTTACATATGACGAATATATGGCAGTGTTTTATCCGAATGGATTTACCACAGACCTAAGCGGTACAAACGCAGTTGTTCCAGCAAGTCACTTGATGTTGAAAACTATCGCTCTAAGCGACAACGTTTCATATCCATGGTTTGCTCCAGCAGGTACAAGACGCGGTGGCATTACTAACGCAACAGCAGTTGGTTACTTAGATTCCACAAGCGGCGAGTTCCAAACAGTAGCATTGAACAACGGACAACGCGATACACTATATGATCTAAAGATTAACCCAATCACATTCTTTAACGGTGTTGGCTTGGTTAACTATGGTCAGAAGACTCGTGCAAGAAACGCAAGTGCATTAGATAGAATCAACGTAGCACGTTTGGTAGTTTACCTACGTAGCCAGTTGAACAAGCTAGCTCGTCCATATGTGTTTGAACCAAACGATAAGATCACACGTGATGAGATCAAGCAGGCAGTAGAGAGCTTGTTATTAGAACTAGTAGGTCTAAGAGCACTTTATGACTTTGCTGTGGTTTGTGATGAAACAAACAACACAAACAGCAGAATCGATCGTAATGAGCTGTGGGTAGACGTTGCTATTGAACCAGTTAAGGCTATTGAATTCATCTACATTCCACTACGTGTTAAAAATACAGGAGAGATTTAAAAATGGCTATTACCTCGTTAAATAACTTTACAGTACCGACAGCCAACGGCCAACAAGTATTGTTGATGCCAAAGCTAAAGTATCGCTTTAGAGTGACACTTATCAACTTTGGCGTTACAGCAGCAACTGAACTTACTAAACAGGTTTCTGATGTTACTAGACCTAAAGTTTCATTTGAAGAAATGACATTAGATATCTACAACAGCAAAGTATACCTAGCTGGTAAGCCAAGCTTCGAAGCTATTACACTAACATTGCGTGATGACGCAAGTGGTGAAGTACAGAAGCTAGTTGGTCAACAGATTCAGAAACAGTTCGACTTCATGGAACAGGCTTCTGCACGTTCAGGTATCGATTACAAGTTTACAACACGTATCGAAGTTCTAGACGGCGGCAATGCTGCTCTAGCTCCAAACGTTCTTGAAACAATCAACTGCTATGGTTGTTTTGTACAGAACGCAGACTACGGTGATTTGAACTACGGTACAAACGAAGCAGCAACAGTTGCTCTAACAATCCGCTTTGATAATATGGAACAGTGGGCAGCAGGCGCTTCCACAACAAGTATTGCAGGTGGTATTGGTGCAGCAGTAGGCCGTACACTTGGTACAACTGTAACAGGTGCTGGTACACAAACAGCTTAATCAATAAGCAAACATCAAGAAAGCCCGAGTTTTACTCGGGTTTTTTTGTGACATAAATATTATTATGGCCAACTTCTTTACTCGATTTTTAAATGGTGCTGTCAATGGGTTAACACGGCCCAAGGGCATTGTCGCCAACTTCCAACATGCAACCCGCATGTTCGTCGATGATACATTTAGACTCGCTCCGAGATCTAAGTTTCTTTTCTATGTAAGATTTGAAATAGATCCTGCGGCAATACAATCAGCAGAATGGCAACAGAAGCACAAAGACGAAGTTGGTATGTTAGTCAAATCAGCAGACCTTCCTAAGTTTAGTTTTGAAAGTGTTGTAAAAAATCAATATAATAGAAAAAAATTATTATACAAATCAATCAAATATGATGATGTTAATATTACCATGCATGATGATAGTGCCGGTATTGTTAACGCGATGTGGGCTCTTTATTATGGCTATTATGTTTCTGATAGACATGTTCCATCAGCTGGGTTTGAAGCAAATCATTTAAGACCAACTGACACAAAGAAAGACCTATTTAGATACGGTATGGACAACGACAAGAGTGTAGATTTCTTTAAATCGATATCAATCTATACTATGAGCCGCAGACGCTTCTTAGGGTATACATTGATAAATCCTAGAATCAAATCATGGCAACACGGTTCAGTTGCCTATGCCGAAGGTGACTTTATCGAAAGTACAATGACATTAGAATATGAAGCAGTTCAATATTCTGCAGGCAATGTAAGAATCAATAGTCCAAAAGGATTTGCCATGTTACATTATGATACTGTGTCTAGTCCACTAAGTGTTGCAGGCGGCGGAGTCGCTACTCTTACCGGTGATGGCGGCGTATTAGATGGCCTAGAACAGATATTTGGTGATGTGGGATCCGGCGCAACATTTGGCAGCTTTGGTGGATTCCTCGGTACTGCTATCAAGACCATTAATACCTATAAGAACTTCAAAGGCCTAACCAAAGATCAACTAAAAAATGAAGCAGTTAATATCTTAACGAATCCTGGAAATATCTCGGGAGCTATTTCTACAGTAGGTGGGATAGTAGGAGCGGTCTTTCCTAAGAGTAAAGCAAATCAAGACACCACTCCCGCAAGTCAAAAAACAATGATAGGTTAAAGCATGGCAACTAATCTTCCTATAACCGAACAAACTGATAGTGGTGCAGCGACTAAACTATTTTTCGATAGCTATGGTTCAGCACCCTTAGAGTTTAATGCTAATGATTATAGCTTTACTGTAAGCTTCTTTGAAAAGAAAGGATTCGACAAAGATGCTGCATTAGTAGTTACAGCTACTTTATTAAAGCAGGCAAAGATAGATGGAACACCTGTAGCCCAAATACTCGACACATTAAAAGATTTCACAGGCATGCAAATGAGCCAGCTGGTTGGAGAAATATTAAACAACAACAGAACTCCGACGTCGACACTAGGGTTTAGAACCAAGAACATAGTCACTAATCAAAATAGACACGTTGATCCATAATGCCTAACTTTGCACAAGGTCGATTTGACATGAAGAATCCTGACAAATATGTTGGGAAAAAAACTCCGTTGGCTCGCAGCAGTTGGGAGTTTGTGTTTATGAGAATGCTAGACGAGCATCAAGGTGTTGAAAAATGGGCCAGTGAAAGTATACAGATTCCATATAGAGATCCACTAACTGGAAAATACACGATTTATGTTCCTGATTTCTTTATTGTCTACAATGATAAGAATGGTGGGAAACATGCAGAGGTAGTAGAGATAAAACCTGAAAGCCAAACTATCTTAGAAAAAGTAGGCAAAAGTAGATACAATCAAGAACAGTATGTTAAAAATATGGCAAAATGGGAAGCTGCTACTGCTTGGTGCAAGCAGCAGGGATTAAAATTTCGCATAGTAAATGAAGGCGATATTTTCCATCAAGGTGGCAAACGGAAATAAGTAAAGTATGACTAAAAAATTAGAAGAACTTTTTAACTTAGAAGAAGCTAACAGCACACCCGAGATTGCTCCGGTTGAAAAACCCACGCACGAAGAGATTAACAATCTAGAAAAAAGTCTACAAGCGGTACAGGAAATCACCCGCGGATTGCCGCAGATTCAAGAGCTTGACAACATCGACGACTCGGAACTGGATAATCTAGCTGACAAAGCAGAAAAAGCCTATGATGATCTTATGGATCTAGGAATGAATGTAGAAGTACGATACAGCGGACGTATTTTTGAAGTAGCTGCCAGCATGATGAGCAACGCTATCAGTGCCAAAACTGCTAAAATTGATAAAAAACTAAAAGCTGTAGATCTACAACTTAAGAAGTTAAAAATGGATAAAGATTCACCGGAAGATCCAAATGATGTACTTAACGGTGTTGGCTACGTGATCACTGACCGTAACGAGCTACTCAAGAAACTAGGTCAAAAGAGCTAAATATTACTATGAAAACTTTTAAAGATTATCTTACCGAAAGCAAAAAAGTCTATAGCTTCAAGGTCAAAGTTGCCGGCGAGTTACCTGAGAACTTTCAAAAGCAGTTAAAAACACAGCTTGATTGCTGTGGAGTTATGAAGCTTGAAAAGCTCAGTACAACGCCTATACAAGAATCTCCGCTAGACTTCCCTCAAATGAAAAATTGTGAAGTTACAATTTTTGAAGTGATTTGCGAATATCCAACAACATCTCCTCAGATCGCATTGATAGTTAAAGAGATGGGATTAGATGAAGCCTGTTTCCGTGTACGTGGAAGCGGTGAACCAACTGAAGAACCAACTGCTGAAGACGAGCCCAGCGGTGAAGCACTGCTAAGTGAAAAAGAGTTAGACGCAGGTAATACCAAAGTCAAGCACAAAGATTACTTTGGTGCTGATTTCAACAAAGGTTTCTTAAAAGATTTAGAGAAAACGGCCAAGCAACGTAAGAAAGACGGCATGGGCGCAGAATACAAGATGTCAAAAAATAAACAAGATAAAAACGGTGCTAAAAGCCCTGTAGGGAGTTAATAAATGAATTTTCAAGATCTAATGTCAAAAATGAGAGAACTGGATGCCCCGGTTCAAGAAGCATCTATTGAAGAGTGCGGTGAACCAATGGGAATGCCAAGTCCAATGGGCATGGATCACAAACCAGACACTCCTCCTCCATCAATGAGTGTTAACATCAATGCACAAGGCATGGATGATATTGCTGAGTTAATGAAGCTATTGACAAAGGTTAATCCAGATATGATTAATCAAAAGTCTGAACCATTGCATGGTATTTCCGCCGAGCCAAGTATCGCTAGCATTAAACCATCGCTACCTCCTCTAAAAATGCTTCCTCTAGACACAGAACCAGAAGGCGGAATGGAGATTGACATCGGTGGTGACGGTGATGGCGATAACTCTGTTGACTCTATCCAGAAAGCTATGGGAGACGTAGACGGTGATGGCGATCACGATATGGATGATCACAAAGCAGAGAAAGAAGACGAAGGATTTGGCAATGCTCCAACAGGTGCTCCTGGTCCAGAAACCTACGGGATCAAAGCTGCTATCCCAGATGGTAATGATCTAAACAAGCCAAAGCAAATGACAAAACACAGCTATCGACAAGGCGACAACCCTATGGCAATGCCAGAAAGCGATCTACGTGCTATGATCAAAGCTGAACTAGGCAGAAGACTTGCTGAAGCTAAAGCAAAATAATAATAAACAGAAAAACCAAATAGGCTCCACGGAGCCTATTTTTTTCATTAAATAAAGTATGGCAAAATCACTAGACGGCGTATTAATCAAGAAGGCTCACAAGCCCGAACGTTATACCCTTGAAGAAGTAAAACATCTAGAAGCATGTATGGATCCTGTTACAGGACCCTTGTATTTCATGCGTAACTTTTTAATGATACAGCACCCAGTCCGCGGTGCTATTAAGTTTGAACCTTACGAATATCAAGTACGCTTAATTGAAGCATACAACGATCACAAAGACGTGATTGCAATGTTGCCACGTCAGATGGGTAAGACCACCTGCGCCTGCGGATACCTGTTATGGTTCACTATGTTTGTTCCGGAAGCACAGGTATTGATCGCTGCTCACAAGTATGAAGGTGCGCAGGATATTATGAACCGCTATCGTTACGGTTATGAAAACTTACCCGACTTTATCCGTGCAGGTGTTATCAGCTATAACCGTAATACCATCGAATATGATAACGGTGCCCGTATACAGGCAACAACAACTACAGAAAACACAGGACGTGGTAAATCTCTTTCATTGATCTACTGTGATGAGTTTGCATTCGTGCAACCACCAGAAAAAGCCAAAGAGTTCTGGACTGCGCTATCACCAACATTGTCAACAGGTGGTCGTGCTATTATTACATCAACACCAAACTCAGACGAAGATCAGTTTGCTATGATTTGGACTGAAGCCAACAACAAGTTTGACGAATACGGCAACGAAACAAAACTAGGTGTAAACGGATTCTTCCCATACTTCGCACACTGGGCAGAACATCCAGATCGTGATGAGAAATGGGCACAAACAGAACGTGCAAAAATCGGTGAAGAACGCTTCCGTCGAGAATTTGACTGCGAGTTCTTGATTTTTGACGAAACACTGATCAACGCTGTCAAGTTAGCAGAAATGCAGGGTATAGATCCTGTGATGACAATGGGACAAACACGTTGGTACAAAGACATCGATCCCAAAGCCACATATCTTATAGCATTAGATCCTAGCCTAGGTACCGGCGGAGATTACGGTGCTATACAGGTCTACGAAATGCCCAGTATGATACAGGTAGCAGAGTGGAGACATAACTTAACTCCTATCCAAGCACAAGTCAAGCATATGCGAGAGATATTAAAATATATCAATGATCGCGGTGTGGAAAAAGGCGGCACTCCTCAACTGTATTATACTGTTGAAAACAACACACTTGGCGAAGCAGCATTGATTGTTATCAGTGATTTAGGTGAAGAAAACTTCCATGGATTATTCCTAAGCGAACCTATCCGTAGAGGGCATATGCGCAAGTTCCGAAAGGGATTTAACACAACTCACCGTACTAAAATCGCAACTTGTAGTCAGTTGAAAAACATGATTGAAACCAAGAAAATGAAAATCAACTCAAAAGCACTGATTTCCGAACTAAAAACTTTTGTAGCACATGGCGTCGGCTTTGGTGCTAAAACCGGCGAGCATGACGATCTAGTAAGCTCTACGCTGCTGGTTGTACGCATGGCAGGCGTACTAGCAGACTGGGATCCTAAGATCTACGATAAAATGACTGAAAAACTCACAGAGGAACAGATGCCCTTGCCGATCTTTGTAAGCAGCGGCTTTTGATAAATATAACTATGGACGCAACAAACAACATCGCAACCGATTTATTCTATAAAATTAGAAGCCGTTTCACTGGTCTAAAGCTAGGCGCTGAAACTGGGCAAATCACAATCAATCCTGAAGAAGCAAGATTCTTTGATTTTGATTATATGGAAGGCCAAACACCAGTTGGACATGTTAGCATTAGCCTAGCAGAACCTAACTCTATGAAAGTGTATTTCAGTCACGGCATAACGGAAGCAATGGATGACAGCCAAAAAGATAACTGGTACGGCTTTTTGAAAGAGTTGAGATTCTTTGCCAAGCGCAGACTGTTAAACTTTGATACACGCGATATCTCTAAAGACAATTTAGACAAGCGTGACTTCGAGTTTTTATCACAGAATTCTCAACCTAAACAAGATACAGCAAGTACTATCAATAACCCCGTCGGAGAAAGTATTATGAGTGAAAGCAGCTTATATGGCTCAAAGACCATGAGCTATCAAAAGCTAATGGACACAAGATTGATTATCAAGCATAGTCAAGCATTAGCAGATGACATGGCACCTGGCGCAAGAAGCCGCAACATTTCAGGCTTGTTTGTAGAAAACGCAGACGGTGAAAGATTTAAATATCCTTTCATTCATCTAGCAGGTGCTCGTGCTATGCAACGTCACGTTGCCAACGGTGGCAAACCATACGACTCCGTCGGTGAAAGCATTATCAAGATGAGTGAAGAGATTGCACAACTAAGAAGCTTTGGCAACTATGTTGTTCGTAACGATCTAATGAACTCAGAAACAAATAACATCGTAGAACGCAGCTCTGAAGCACTAAACAGATTGCGTGAACAGATCAAGGCTCTTTCAAAACAAAGTCACTATGAGGCTTATAAAGAATCGTTCGCAGCTCAATCACCATTAGAAGTTCCACAAGAAGTAGTAGAAGATTTCACAGAAAAATTTACAGTACGTAACTTTAAAGAAGACATTGCATCAGTATTCCCTGTACTATATCGCCTAATGAAAGAAAACGAAATAGGCAACAACGACATAGTCGACATGACATCAGAACAAGAAGATACAACACAAGACCTAGAAATTATTGAGAATCAAGACGAGTTCGACAGATTCGAATCTTGGGTAATGGGACTAGGCGAAGAAAGTGCAATACAAAGTCAAGATCCAGATGAGCAACAGGCTGTAATACAAAACTTACAACAGTTAGTAGGCCAAGCATTTCCAGCAGGTGTAGATGGCAGCAACGCCATTGAAAGTCTCAAAGGCATTATCGATGATCCGCAACTACAACAGCAAATCAAAGCACAATCAAAAGAAGATGAAAACGTCGATGTACGTGGACTGATTCAAGGTTGGTTAGAACTATATGCTCCAGAAGCATTAGAACAACTAGACTTTGGTGATTTTGATCCTAATGCACAAGGTGCAGAACAAGAAGCACCGGCTGAAGAACCAGCAGCACAAGAAGCACCGGCTGAAGAACCAGTTACACAAAGTGATGATAACGAAGAAGGCAGAGAAGGCCACAGCAGCATGAATGTACAAGAACTTGCAGAGTTTATTCATTCATTCTATGACAAAGAGTCAGGCACATTCCCTAAAGGTCCAGAAGGCGTTGCATTAATGGTAGGTAAGAAGTTTGGAGAACGTGCAGAACACGTTGCTCGCAAAATGGTAGAAAGAATGGCACCACAACAAAGCACCAACCAAAATCCAGAACTAGCAGAATTAGCTCGTATTAAAGAATTATCAGGCATGTAAAGATTGTTCGTTGCGGTTAGAGTGGATTAAGCACTCGTTAGATTGGGCACTTAGGTGCCCTTTCTTTTGGACAAATGAAATTAAACTTTGTTGTAAACTTTTAGTCTTACTAGAGCGTTATATATATACGCAGGGAAGATTCTTTGCGTACAACAACATAAAGGAAACTTTAAAATGAAATCAGTAATCGCAATCATCGTATCAGCTTTTGCATTGTCAGCTTTCGCTGCAGAACCAGCTAAGGCTCCTGCAACTCCAACACCAGCTGCAAGCGCACCAGCTAAGGCAGAAGTTAAGAAGGACGAGAAAAAGCCTGCAAAAAGCGACAGTGCTAAGAAAGACGCACCTAAAGCAGCAGCCGAATCCACAAAGGCCGCAACTCCAGCAGCAAAGTAATTTAGGTCTCGACGATAATGATGACTACGTTGTCGACGACGAAGTCACATTTGGTCGCAATCTAAGAAGCAGAGAGTTTGGCAAGATAGTACACGAAGATGTATTGTCAGATTATGTGAGATTTAGATTGTGGCTAGCTAGACAGTTAGCACTAGCAAAGTACCAAGAAAAGTGGGCATGACCCACTTTTCTTTTGGTAAAACATTATCAAAAAAACAGCAGATAATCGTTGACCTTGATAAATAAAAAGCGCATAATAAAACATGTGCATAAGGCATATAAACATTTTAGGCATAACATAGGAGGCATTTAAAATGGCAACTCTCGCAGAAATCCGTGCTAAACTTCAAGAAGCACAATCAAAGTCCACAGGACAATCCACCGGCGGTGGAGACAACGCAATTTACCCACATTGGAACATGCAAGAAGGCAAAGAAGCGGTTATCCGTTTCCTTCCAGATGGCAACACAGCCAATACATTCTTCTGGGTAGAACGTGCAATGATCAAGCTACCTTTCGCAGGTATCAAAGGTGAAACAGATTCTAAACCAGTTCAAGTACAAGTTCCATGCGTGGAAATGTATAATGACGGTTCTGTTTGTCCTATCCTCAGCGAAGTGCGTGGTTGGTTCAAAGACAAAGCACTAGAAGAAATGGGTCGTAAGTATTGGAAAAAGCGTTCATACATTTTCCAAGGCTTCATTGTTGAAGATCCGCTTAAGGAAGATAAGATCCCAGAAAATCCAATCCGTAGATTTATCATCGGACCTCAAATCTATCAAATCATTCGTAGTGCGTTGATGGATCCAGAGTTGGATGAATTGCCAACTGACTACCTTAAGGGTGTCGACTTCCGTATTGCTAAGACTAGCAAAGGCGGATTCGCTGACTATTCTACTTCAAAGTGGAGTCGTCGTGAACGTGCATTGACTGATGTTGAACAATCAGCACTCCAGACTCACCAACTGTTTAACTTGTCAGACTTCTTGCCTAAGAAACCAACTGATGTTGAACTCAAGGTCATGAAGGAGATGTTTGAAGCATCTGTAGATGGTGAACCCTATGATATGGATCGTTGGGGTCAATACTTCAAACCCGCAGGCATGGGTCAAGCCACAGGTGATCCTAATAAAGCAACTACTCGTGCAGCCGCTCCGGTTGACGAAGATGCTGATGACACACCAGCACCGGTAGCCAGTGCTCCGGCAGCGGCTGCTCCTGCAGCAGCACCAGCAGGTGACAACAGTCGTGCGCAAGATATCCTTGCCATGATTCGTAACCGTCAGAAGCAGTAATAGCTAAACAAGAGTGCGGGCACACGCTCGCACTCTCTATCACTTAGGAGAAACAATATGGCTAAACTAACTAAACTTGTAAAAGTAAATGAATCGATCACTATCAATCGTTATGACAACGCTTGGATGGTAGAAATTGGTGGACGTGATAAAAAAGAAGATTGGAAGACTACCAAGACAGTCTGTAATACAGAACAAGAACTACTTGATGTAATCAAAGAGTGGAACACTATGGACTTGGATAACTAATATGGCTAAAGCATTTGACATTTCTAAATTTAGAAAGTCAATCACTAAATCTATTGAAGGTCTGAGCATTGGTTTCAATGACCCAACTGACTGGGTATCAACTAATAACTTTGCTCTAAACTATTTGATTAGTGGTGACTTTAATCGAGGTATTCCGTTAGGTAAGGTTACTGTATTCGCTGGCGAATCTGGCGCAGGTAAATCATTTATCTGCTCAGGCAATCTAGTTAAGAATGCACAAGCACAAGGCATTTATCCAATCTTAATCGATACAGAAAATGCTCTAGATGAAAAATGGCTTCATGCCCTAGGCGTAGATACAAGTCCTGATAAACTGTTAAAGTTGAACATGGCTATGATCGATGACGTGGCAAAAACCATTGTTGAGTTTATTGCAGAATACAAAACAATGAACGAAGAAGATCGTCCTAAGATCCTTTTTGTTATTGATTCGTTGGGTATGTTGCTAACGCCAACAGACGTTAATCAGTTCGAAGCAGGCGATTTAAAAGGTGATATGGGTCGTAAGCCCAAGGCACTAACCGCACTTGTTCGTAACTGTGTTAACATGTTCGGAAGTCATAACATTGGTCTAGTTGCCACTAATCACACATACGCTTCGCAAGATATGTTTGATCCAGATGACAAGATTTCAGGTGGTCAAGGTTTTATCTATGCAAGTTCAATCGTAGTAGCAATGCGTAAATTGAAACTTAAAGAAGACGAAGATGGTAATAAGATTAGCGAAGTAAAAGGTATTCGTGCCGCATGTAAGGTAATGAAAACACGCTACGCTAAACCGTTTGAAAGTGTGCAAGTAAAGATTCCTTATGAAACAGGTATGAATCCATATAGTGGACTGGTCGACTTGTTTGAAGCCAAAGGCATGCTTAAGAAAGAAGGAAACAGTCTTGTCTATACGACCACTGATGGTGAAATCATCAAACAGTTCCGTAAGGCATGGGAACGCAATGACAACCAAGGACTTGATAAGGTTATGGAAGATATTTCTAAACACGGTGAAAAATCCGGTTCTGAGATAACTACTACAGTTGAATCAGACTTGGAGGTCACTGAATGAAAGATGATTTGATTGCAGACTTATGGAATGTTGTTGTCGAGCATATTCCTGAAAAGCAAAAGAAAGACGTAGCCGCAGACTTTGTTAATACTTTGTTAGATCACGGTATTAAGGAGTCTGTATTAGATAATCTGTTAGGAATCGATCCTTACTTAGACCAAGCCATTGAGTATGCAACTGATGGTGAAGACTATAGTGAAGACGAAGATGAATATTACGAAGACGAGGATTAATGAACTGGTACGATAAGGTTAGCAAGGATATTTCTAATATTCCGGATGCAGTTGCATTCTACGAAGCTGAGTTACTTCAAGCAAAGTTTGATTGCAAAGTATCAGGTAGTTTAGAAAAGATTTCGGCACAGATGCCAGGTATCGTTGAAAACCGATTTAATCAGTTACAGGAGATTGAAGGTATCTTAGAATATCTCAATATCGAACTTCGTCGACTTCGTAGTCAGCACTTTCGTAAATATTTAGAAAACTATCAAAGGTCCTTGTCTTCTAGAGACTGTGAAAAGTTTGTAGAAGGCGAGGCCGATGTAGTTGACTTTGAAAAAATTATCAATGATTTTGCTCTACTCCGAAATAAATGGCTAGGCATTATCAAAGCACTTGACATTAAACAGTGGCAAGTATCTAACATTGTTAAACTGCGCACAGCAGGACTTGAAGACGCAACTCTATGAGCGAACAGCTAGAACGAAGTAAAACTTTCCATGCTACACAAAACACATGGAGTGGCAAAGGCACTATGCAATATGCTGATGCTATCAAGAATTTAATAGACAAATACAGTTGTAAAACTCTATTAGACTATGGGTGTGGAAAAGGTGTACAATATACAGAATACAAAGTACATGAACAGTTTGGATTGGATCTAGACAACATTTATCAGTTTGATCCTGCATATGAACCGTTAGCAAAAGAACCAGATTGGAATCAAAAGTTTGACGGATCTATTTGTTTAGATGTATTATATTTTGTAACAGAAGATGAACTAAAAGAAATAAAATCTCGACTAGAACGAGTATCTGCAAAGTTCTGTTATATAACACTACAACTCCAACCACCGAAGCCCTCAAGTTTAAAATCCAAACCCTATGCTTTATTAAAAGATGAAGAATGGTGGCGATCACAGTTTGCTGATTGGCAAAGTGATGCTGAACTTGTGTTAGAATTCCGTATCAATACCAGCAGGTAATATGCGCAGATAAATATCTGCATGAAAAAGATTGTACTTATTACAGGTGGGTTTGATCCGATCCACTCAGGTCACATTGCTTATATCAAAGCAGCAAAAGAACTAGGCGACATACTTGTTGTTGGTGTTAACTCAGATGCATGGTTAACACGCAAAAAGGGTGCGCCTTTTATGCCCTATCCAGAACGATCTGCCGTTGTTAAAAGTATTGTAGGAGTTGATTTTGTTATCGATTTCGATGACAGTGACGGTAGTGCTAAACGTGCTATCTGGATGGTACGACAGAGTTACCCTAACGATAAAATTATTTTCGCTAACGGTGGCGATCGCACTGACGAAAATATTCCAGAAATGGATATAGATGACGACAATCTAGAATTCCATTTTGGCATAGGTGGTTTTAATAAAGCCAACTCTAGCAGTTGGATTCTCCAAGAATGGAAAGCTCCTAAGACAGAACGTCCTTGGGGTTACTATCGTGTCTTACACGAAGTTCCGGGATTGAAAGTTAAAGAGCTTACAGTTAATCCGGGATGTAGTTTATCAATGCAGCGACATAAAAATCGTGCAGAGTATTGGATTGTCAGTGAGGGTGAAGCTTTAGTTAACAGAGAAATGTCTAGTGGTTATTCCTTGCCATCGATTATTCTTAGAAAGCATATTGACACTAAGATACTAACACACGAATGGCATCAACTGACCAATCCCCACAATGCACCGTTAAAGGTTGTAGAAATACAATACGGAGATGAATGCGCAGAAGAGGATATCGAGCGTAGATGAGAAAGTGGATCTACCTCAGCAAAGACGGCACAGATGAATACATCAACGCCATGGCAACAGCTGATAACGCCGTGCCTGTTAATACTGAATATTTTAACTACAGCGACAGCACAGATCCAATCGCATTGCGTGGTATCCTAAAACATAAAATCATGAAACAGTGTTGGGCCGACCAACGAGATTTCTTTTATATGGACACTGGATACTTTGGTAATGAAAAAACAACAGCCAATCCCAATGGGTGGAAGTATTGGCATCGAATAGTTAAAAACAATCTACAACACGGAGAAATAGTACCAAGACCCAGCGATCGTTGGGAACAGTTTGGAAAAAAGTTAACTCCGTGGAAAAAAGATGGTCGCAAGATTTTAATCGCTAAGCCAGATATAAAGCCCTGTAAGTTCTATGATATTGATTTAGAACAATGGGTCATTGACACTGTTAACATTATAAAACAACATACAGATCGTCCTGTAGAAGTAAGAGAGCGGGCGCCGAATAGAATAGATAGAGTACAGACAGATACATTAAAAAATGCTCTCGATAATGATGTATTTGCATTAGTGACATTCAACTCAAATGCTGCCACAGAAGCAGTAATGTACGGTATACCTACATTTACTCTCGCTCCATGCAATGCAGCTAGTCCAGTATCTAGTCAAGATTTAACTCAAATCGAAAACCCATATTATCCAGAAATGGATAAAATATATCAGTGGGCCTGCCATTTAGCCTATGGCCAGTTCCATGTATCAGAATTAAAAAATGGCAAAGCCAAAACAATGTTAGAAGAAGAAACAATATGAAAATTTTTGTTGGTTGGGATAGTCGCGAAGATATTGCTTATCAGGTATGTCGAAGCAGCATTATTAGAAGACGAGATTCTGCAGAAGTTATACCTTTAAAGCAAGATGAGTTGAGAGAGCAAGGAATCTACACCAGAGAAGTAGATCCTATGAGTTCTACAGAGTTTACATTTACTAGATTCTTAGTGCCGTATCTTATGAACTACGAAGGGTGGGCTATTTTTTGCGACTGTGATTTCCTGTTCCTTGAAGATGTCAAACACTTATTTGATCTTAAAGATGAACGATATGCAGTGATGGTTGTTAAGCATGATTACAATCCTCCAGCCGGAACAAAGATGGACGGACAACAACAGTTGCCGTATCCACGTAAAAACTGGAGCTCGCTAATGTTAATTAACTGCGGACATCCAAAAAATAAACAGGGCCTTACTCCGGAACAAGTTAACTCACAGGATGGACAATTCCTACATAGATTTAGTTGGTTAGAAGATCACGAGATCGGAGATATTAGCCATCAATGGAACTGGCTAGTAGGGCATTATAAACAACCGCAAAATGGTATTCCTATGGCCATACACTATACTGAAGGCGGTCCTTGGTTTGACAACTATGCACATTGTGAGTATGGAGCTCTTTGGGAAAGAGAAAGAAATGTATACGAACGCTCTTTGATATCACCTCCAGTACCGCATAAGTATGCTCACCTCCCTCCAGCTATTAACTCTGTGATAGATAAACTAATCGAGTATCGAGTTGATCCGAAAAATGAATATTACAGTACAACCAAGGAAACTCTATTAGAGGAAATTAGTAAAGTGCAGAACAACAACATCCAAGCTATTGATAGCGAATTTAGATACGCTGAAAAAGGTGCAGTATATGATCCGTGGCTGTACGGGTTCATCATGGGATCAGGCGGCCAGATTACCACATATAGTAAAGTAGAAAATGACACAACTCCTGTGGTTATACGTGGCATTGCTAAACGAAAACAGATACATGACTGTTGGGAAAAGAAAAGAGATTTCTATTATATTGACACTGGATATTTTGGCAACGGCAAAAAGAAAACATATCATCGCTGTACAAAAAATCACTTACAAAATATCTATCCTGTGATCGAGCGTCCTGCAGATAGATTTGAGAGATGTGGTGTCAAACTGAAAAAGTTTAGACCAGGACGTGATATTTTAGTATGTCCACCTAGTGCTAAAGTTATGGCATTCTTTGATTTAGATCTCGAGCAGTGGATGGAAGAAACTGTTAATACTATCAAGCAACACACTGATAGACCGATCGTTATTAGATTAAAACAAGGTAGATCTGCGAGAGTTCATACTAATACACTAGCACAGGCCCTAGATAATAATGTTCATTGCTTAGTAACTTTTAATAGTATTGCGGCCACTGAGGCATTGCTACTCGGCAAACCAGCAATCACACTTGGTCCCAATGCTGCGCATTCATTGTGTTCTAAATCTTTAGCCGAAATAGAAAGACCATACATTCCTTCTAAGGATGAAGTGTTTAACTGGGCATGCCATTTAGCATACAGTCAGTTTACAGAACTAGAAATGAGAGATGGCACCGCATGGGGAATCCTAAGTGAAAATAGCAATATATCTGGCAGCAGTACCTAAAAATAAAAGCGAAATTAAAATCGCAGCCCTTAGACGATTCGGTCAAGGGATATCTATTCTTGGCGACACTGTTGAGTATGTTACTGATCACAGATTAGTTGATGCAGATGTTGCGTTATTACAGGGATTTGTTCATAGAGACGTTGCATCTGCACACCTACAACTGCGTCGAAATGTATTAGACAATAACGAAAATACTATCATCATTGATAGTAACTTATTTCAGTTTGCAAACCCCAATCTAGCAAACTATTATCTTAGATACAGTCTTAACGGAATATTTCCACATACCGGTTTCTATTTTGACAATAAAATAGATAACACTCGATGGGAATCAATAAGTCGAAAACTAGATATTGAACTAAAACCATACAGTAAAGGTCGTCATATCCTCATATGCCTACAACGAGTCGACGGATGGAGTATGGATGGTACTAATGTACAGACATGGCTTGATAATACTGTTGCTGCTATTAGACAATACACTGACAGGCCTATAGTAGTTAGAAAACATCCAGGTGACAGAAAACAAGAACAACTAAGATTCAGCAATGATTATAAGATCAGCACTAATGCAACTATTGTAGAAGATTTCTATAAAGCACATGCTACTATAACATATAATAGCAGTCCAGGAGTTGCCAGTCTTATAAATGGTGTTCCTGCGTTTGTCACTGATCCTGAAAGTTATAGAAGCCAGACAAACCCTATTTGCAATACAGATCTATCAACGATAGAAAATCCTATTTTATTTGACAGAGAAGAATGGGTTAATAGGATTTCTCAAAGTCATTGGAACGAAGAAGAGATCGCATTTGGCGAAGCATGGCGTTTTATGCGAGAACGCCTATGCTTGCTACGACCTAATTTGAGTTGATGTATTTGTATATAGGGTTTACAAGTTCTCTTTCAAACCCTGCTGTAATAGTTTCTACATCATAAAATCTATTAAAGTTATGATCTATCTTTTCTAATGTAATAGCATCATGAGGACCTTTTTCATAGTTTTTTATGTTATCAACTATGATGTTCATCTTTTTCTCAAAGTCTGTTTCGATGTCGTACTGTTCATTGAACAGGTTATCATAAGTTTCGAATCCCTGATCTGATAAAAATTTCAATGTGTTAGCTGCGGACACAACCATATACGGTTGCTGACCACTAAACGGTTTAAACATTTTTTCTGTTAGAAAAATTGGAGATTCGTGTGTAATAGTTTGAGTAGTTAACGATTCTAGCACAAGACTAAAACAAGTATCGTCATACCACATAGGATTTTGAAAATAAATGTCATATCGTTTTGTCACTTGATCGTCCGGTAATGCTTTGTCTCTTCTCTGATAACTCCAATATGCATCATCGAGATAGGGTTCAAGCATGTCGACTACTCGATCTCTCCATTGGCGTTTTCTTCCGATAGGCATGAGAAACTTTTTAGAATAGTTTCTGTTAGGAACATACTTGTGATAGCCTCTGAAGATATTAGCCAAGCTGGTATTATACCAAAAGAAGTTTGGAGAAAATACAGCACCCGGTTCTTCGATTGGTGAATAACTTCCGTATAACACAATATGATGGGGTTCTTTGTTAATATACGTTTCGCCCCATTTGGCATACTTACCTTCCCATGTTAAGTCAATAATAACTTTCTTATCTTTAAAACTTTCACGTATTCCTGGATCAAGATATGCCTGAGCCATCATTAAGAAAGTAGTAGCCCTGTCATATGTTTTGTTTTCTTCGTAGTGTTCGAAGTTAAAATATTTTGTTGCTACTTCTTTCCAACACTCGTCAAAGCCAAACGACATAAGCCGATCAATATGGCCGCCGACAATAACTAATGTGGGTTTATGCATTTTTACCTCTGTTAATCTGTTCTAGGATCCAAGGATATGTTTTTTCTAAGCCCCATTTCAAAGAGTTGCTAGGAGCCCATCCTAGTTTCTCTTTTATTAGATTATTGTCGGAGTTTCTTCCTCTAACACCCTCTGGTCCAGGGATATGGTTTTTAATAATCTGTTTACCAGCAACCTCAGCAACCATATCAACTAACTGATTGATAGTTACCATTTCATCAGACCCGATATTTACAGGACCCATAAAATCAGACCTCATTAGTTTTAAAGATCCTTCGATGCATTCGTCAATGATTAGAAAAGATCTAGTCTGTTTACCATCACCCCAGATTTCAATCTCATCTCCATCTGCTGCCATAGCAACTTTTCTACATATAGCCGCAGGTGCTTTTTCTCTGCCGCCTTGCCATGTGCCTTCCGGACCGAAGATATTATGATATCTTGCAATGCGTGATTCAAAACCATAGTTTCTTGCGAATGCCATGTACAATCTTTCGCTGAATAACTTTTCCCATCCGTATTCACTATCAGGATTTGCAGGGTAAGCACTGCTTTCTTCGCAGTTAGGATTGTCAGGATCCATTTGATTGTGTTCAGGATACATGCAGGCAGATCCTGAATAAAATATTTTTTTGCTGTTGCGTCTTAAACATGCTTCCAAGACATTGAGGTTAATAAGTGCTGAATTATGCATAATATCAGCATCATTTTCTCCAGTGAAAACAAAACCAGCGCCACCCATGTCGGCTGCGAACTGATATACCTCATCAAACTTTTGATCAACTGCAGATCTACAAACAACAGGATCTCTGAGATCCCCTTGAATAAAATCGTCGGCTTGTGTTTCTGAAAACTCTGGGTATTTTAAATCCACAGCTCTTACCCAAAACCCTTCTGCCTTTAATCGATTTACCATATGCGACCCAATAAAGCCGCCCCCACCTAATACTAATGCTTTTTTCATCGTCACTCCTTTATTATTGACATTTAAGTATCCAGTCTTTCTTAACTTGTCCGATTACTCGATATCCCATGTTTTCTAAGATTTTAATAGAAGGCAAATCAGTCATAGCATCTTTGTATTCATGCTTCTGTTGCTCTACTACAATAACAGGTTTATTTAATGTAATAGTTTTTATTGCACCTGCTAGTATTTCTTCCTCGAATCCTTCGACATCAATCTTTATCATATCAACATTGGTAAAATTATAACTATCTAGTGTTTTTAATGGAATAGTACCTTTACCAAATGACTCCGGATTGATATGACTGTGCCCTGTATTACCTTGAACCACATTCATTTCAATAAATGACTCTTCTCGTCCTAATGCCACTGGCATTATTTTATAGTTAGGCGATTTAACATTCTTTTCAAAGCATTCTCTAAACTCTGCCACTGGTTCAAATGCAATAACTTCTACAAAAGATTTAACAAGGTCACAGGCCCATAGACCAACATTGGCTCCAATGTCAATACATATTCTTTTATTATCGCAGGCTTCAATCGCAGCGTCTCGAGCCCGCCATTGATATCTGGCAACGCCGTCATTCTTCATTCCTTTCGCCAGCATCTTCGGAAAATGTGTGTCATAGTCCGGAAACCAAAATCCATGTGATTCTATCATTGCCAATATCCTTCTTTTCTGTTAACTTTTAAATCTGTTGCTAGGCTTTTGCCGTAATCCTTGCGTTTGCCTTTGAGATGATCTAGATACGCACCCCATTCGCTGTTAATTAATGGATGCCCTTCACCAGTAATGATATGCCCACTCCAATCTAACTCATTCAAACTGGTTTGTAACCGAACAGCATCAAAAACAAAACTATCATGCCATTCATCAAGCGTAAAAATACCAGTTTCGGCTTGATCATACATTGTCTGAAACTTCTGTAAAAATATTTGAGTAGCAGGACTGCGTAAATTCATAGAGTACAATCCGCATTCACTAAATTTTCCCCGGCGGCCTAAGAAACACAAATCTTTTTCTGGAGGACACAGTCTTAAAATAGTTTCTTTTGTAATCGGACTATGACAAATCATGTCTGCATCCATCCATAGCAAGATATCTGCGTCTGTGGTCCTAGCACAATCAAAAATAGCATAGACTTTGTGAGCAAATCTCACAGCATCCCATTTAAATCCCTTTCCAGAGTCTCGACGTTTACTTCTTATAGGGTCATCGCTGACATCTCCGTTGGCTTTTGGCACATCTCGCCACTTTTCTTTGAATGCCTTGAGTTCTGGCACTTCTTCTAGTCTTTTTAATGTCACATGATTGTGATTTCTAATCGCAGGATTGCATTCCTCTGGATAGATATGAAGTGTTACCTCCTCTGGCCAGTTTTCACAGAAGCTATGAATCATATTCTGAGCATATTTTTTTAAACCTTCGGGGTGAAAGGTAGTTACTACTGCAATTTTCATTTTATAGTTTCCATACGTGGCAAAAGCCAACTTGTTCTACGGGACGGTAACCGCCGTCCCATAATATTTTTGATTCAGTTCGGTTAATTATTTCATCGCCTTCAACAAATATAACAGGTCTTGCTCTAGACCACAAGGGTCTAAGGTGTGACAAGCTGTAGACCTTATCTCGGTCTACAATAATGGCTGTGATATCGCATAATGGTGCAATATCATCAAAGTTTTCTCTATATATTAGAGTTCTTGATTTAAATGTTGGAGGATTATCTGAGAAAAGAAAGACCGATTTATAGGTTTCCAGTATGTCAGACATTATCCCAAACCCAGTACCTATTACAACTGCGTTATTTGGAATTCCTGTCAGCTTTGTCAGGCGTTTTACGATTTTATTCATAACTATAATTAAACACTCTGTTATTTATGAGGCAAAAATGAGATTCAAACTTTATCGAGAGCACGGCGCATTAAACAGTGGACCGGTGTTCGACGCCTTTGAACAAGGGGTGTCGGCCTTAGGACATTCAGTAGTAGATCATGCCGAAGATATAGCGGTAATTTGGTCAGTTTTATGGTGGGGACGCATGTTAGCCAACAAAGCTATCTACGAAAAATGTCGAGCTGAAAACAAACCAGTGATCATTATCGAAGTAGGAAACCTTAGCAGAGGCGAAACATGGAGACTATGTTTTAATAACATCAACGGGTTAGGAGAGTTTGGCAACTCAGATGACATAGATGCTAATCGCCATGAAAAATTGGGGATTTTTCTGGAGCCTGAACAGAAAAAACGAAGAGGTGAAATTCTCATAGCTTGTCAACATGAACAAAGTCTTCAATGGGAAGGTCAACCTACCATGCGTCAATGGGCTGAAGGCATGGTTGCAAAAGTTAGGCAACTTACTGATCGAAGAATTATTGTAAGACCCCATCCTCGGTCACTTTTTCCCCTGAAAATTCCAGGAATTATTTTTGAAACTCCTAACCGTGTTCCTAACACTTATGACGGTTTCGATATTTTTTATAACTATCATTGCGTGATTAATCACAACAGTGGTCCGGCAGTACAGGCAGCAATAGCTGGCATTCCGGTGATCTGTGATTCTTCAAGTTTGGCCTCTCCTGTCTCTGGAAATTTCGAAAATCTTGAGAAAATTTCACTACCAGACAGAACTGAATGGTTTGCAAAACTTTGTCATACAGAATGGACTGTTGACGAAATATCGCAAGGCATTCCGTTATCAAGACTTCTTAAAAATAAATTGTAATTTTTTGTTGACATTCATTTTTTAAAGTGTTATACTTTAAAAATGTTAACATCTGAATACATTGAAGACGTTTTTGTTGAGTTTTTAGACTTTGCAGACAACCAACGAATCAATATCAATCGCCTTGATAAATCTGCCGCTACAAACTTTTGCAATCTTATTGAGGCTGGCAAACAGCTTACAGAAGCACAGGCCAACTACATATTAAAAATCTTAGAAAAACACAAAAATCTCATTTTTGTAGCAGGATTTGACTATCGACATCTGTTGGTAGAACCTAAATGGAAGAACCCGTTTCGAGTCATTGACCTTAGCAAGAAAATATTTGTAGAAATAAATCCGCAAGGACTTCCTGTAGTATGTTTGAGATTTCCTTATCAACTAAAAAAAGAGTTTGAGGAAGAAATTGATAGATTTAGCTCTGTTTGGGATCATGAAAGAAAGTTGAGAATACTAAATCTCTATGATTTTAATCTCATTCAGTTATACGAGTTTGCTAAAAAACATAACTTTGATATTGACGATACTTTCATGATCGCCGTAGGTGAAGTTGAAGAAATTTGGCAGACACAAGATGACATTTTGCCAGTTGCTGAAATATCTTCAGACTGGGTAAGTTTGAAAAATGCCGATGTAGAAACCGAAACTTGGTTTTCTCATAACGCTAACGGTGTTGTTGAACATGATTTGATGTTGGCAAAGAGCATGGGATTCAGATATATGAAAAATCCAAATGCTGTTGTAAATCCGTTAGTGGAAAAAATCGCATCCTCTGATCAAAATCTGTTTTGGATAAAAGACAATACCACATTTCTAACACTCTGCTCTCAAGTTCAAGGAAAGGTATGTATTATATTAGATCGGGCCGGTGACGCACAAGCATGGGTTCGAACATTTTCCGAAGATGTAGTAAAATCGAACATACCAAAAGAAGATGTCCGTGTTTGTTTTAGATTAAGCAAAGAACTTGATACTAATAACTTCAATCAATGGGTCAGCGAAAGCGGGCATGGTGGAAAAGTTGAAGATGGCAGGATTTATATTTTTAATCATAGACCAGCTAAGTGGTTGTTTCACGATGAAAAACCTGTTAAACTGTTAGTAACAAATAACTTATTTCCCAACAGCAGCCAGCTAGTAAAGCAATGGCTAGATTCGCATTATTGCGTGATATATCTGGGAAATATTAAACCAACTACTATAGGGAAACAAGAAATTGTCGAGTTGTAAACTTACAATAAAAGATGAAGTAAACATCAAAGTCGACGGCTTGTCGGTAGAGACACGGAGAAAAATTGTCAATAAGTTAAAGTTTGATTTACCTTATGCAAGACACATGCCGGCATACAAACTTGGTCGTTGGGACGGAACTAAAACATATTTTGGCATTGGCGGAACTGGATATCTGGCACATCTTGATATTATATTGCCTATCATAGACGAAGCAGGATATGACATAGAAGTTGAAGATCTTCGTACATCTCATGACTTTAAATTTACTCCTGTAACAGAAAACTTCTGGGCAGACAAAGGCAAGACTTGGCCTAAAGGACATCCCAATGCAGGTCAACCTATCATACTACGTGACTATCAATATGATGTAGTAAACAAGTTTCTAGAGAATCCGCAGAGTCTACAAGAGGTTGCCACAGGTGCAGGAAAAACCATTACAACAGCTACTCTCAGTCATCTTTGTGAGCCTTATGGTCGCACAATGGTTATTGTTCCTAACAAATCACTAGTTGTACAAACTGAAGAAGATTATCGAAATCTCGGACTTGATGTTGGTGTATATTTTGGTGATAGAAAAGAACTAGGCAAGACTCACACAATCTGTACGTGGCAGAGTCTTAATGTATTAGATAAGAAAAGCTATGACGAAGAAGCACTGACATTGGCAGAATTTGCCGAAGGTGTCAATGCCATTATCATTGATGAAGTTCACCAGGCAAAAGCAGAAGTATTGACTAAACTTCTTACACAGAACTTTAAGAACTGTGCCATACGCTGGGGCTTAACAGGAACTGTACCTAAAGAAGCGTGGGAGTTTCAAGGCATACTTGCCAGCATTGGCCCTGTGATTAATCAAGTATCTGCACACGATTTACAGGAAAAAGGTGTGTTGGCAAATCTACAGATTAATATTTTACAGACCAACGACATCGAAGTTTTTAGAAGTTTTCAAGACGAGTATACGTTTTTAGTTACTGATGAAAAAAGATTAACATGGATTAGTAATAAAGTTAAAGAAGTGAGCCTGACAGGAAATACATTGGTATTGATTAATAGAATTGATACTGGCAACAAGTTAATAGACTTAATTCCTGAAGCTGTATTTGTTAGTGGTGGTATGAAACTAGACGACAGGAAAGAAGAATATGACGAAATTAAAACAAGTGATAACAAGATTATTGTGGCGACTTATGGTGTGGCCGCTGTGGGTATTAATATTCCTAGGATTTTTAATCTGGTTCTTCTTGAGCCCGGAAAGAGCTTTGTTAGGGTTATACAATCTATTGGGCGAGGTATTAGAAAAGCGGAAGACAAAGACTTCGTACAAATATGGGACATAACTGGCGGATGCAAATATGCCAAGCGACATTTAACTGAGAGAAAGAAATACTATAAGGAGGCGAAATACCCCTTTACAATAACCAAGGTAACTATATGAGAATATTAACATTAGATAACAAGTCTTTTGACTTAAACGAACTACCGGAAGAAGTAGACGAGGATACGAGATTTTCTGTTTTAGATAACAGCAATCCACACGAGCCTGATTTCTTTTTTATGCCTTTGATATTCCTTGAATCATTTAATAGTCCAGCGATCCTATTGAAGATTGGTGGTTATGAAATACAAATGCCTTTAGATTGGTGCATGGTAGTAGGCGACAAAGAATGCGGACTTGATCCAGAAGTATTGCCACTTACAAGTATTAATGAGCGTGGATTTGATGCATTTATTTTTAATCCAGTAAAAGGTTTTAAAGCAGAGTTTATGAGCATCGAAATCGTAAATATTTTTCAAGATGTTAAATGGTATTTTCCAAAGATGAAAAATGGACAATTATTAACAGTTCCATTACATGATGGTCCAAATCCTCCATGTGCATATTTTGTTAAAGAAGTTTCAAGGCAGAGCGAAGTTTTGCAGTTAGACAAGATACTGTAAGATAAGTAAAAAGACAAACTGAAAGGTGAATCATGAAAGCAGGTAAAGTATGGGGTCAAACAGAACTCCTTGAAGCCAACGGTGTGTTAGAGTTCCATCGTATCGAAGCCAAAAAAGGCGGCGTCTGTTCTAAACACAAACACCAGTTTAAATGGAATGGATTCTTTGTTGAATCCGGTAAACTGTTGATCCGTGTATGGAAAAATAACTACGACCTAGTAGATGAAACTATTCTTGGACCAGGTGATTATGGTCGAGTTGCTCCTGGAGAATACCATCAGTTCGAAGCACTAGAAAATACTGTGGCATTTGAACTATATTGGGCAGAGTTCGATCACGAAGATATTCAACGAGATACAGTTGGCTATTCTAAAAAATAAAGGAACCTTATATGCCATCTAGCAGCAAAGAAGGTAAAGAAGCAATACGCCTATGGATCACAGAGTTTTCATCAAATGTAAAAACTGTAGTCGACCTAGGCGTAGGCAACGGAACTTACCACAAACTATTTTCTCATAAATCAGATCTTCTTAGACATGCTAGATGGATCGGCGTCGAAGTATGGGAGCCGTATATCATAGAATACGATTTAAGAAATCGTTACAATCACATAGAAAATCAGGATGTTAGATTAATCGATTATCAACAGTTTGCTCCTGTTGATCTTGTATTTGCTGGTGATGTGTTAGAACATATGACCAAAGATGAAGCGATAGAGTTAATGGATAAGTTACTGACCTGTGCCAGACGTGTGATTATTAGTATTCCTATCATTCATTTTCCTCAAGATGAAGTAGAGGGTAACCCATATGAAAGACACATTAAAGATGATTGGAGTCATCAAGAAATGGTCGAAACCTTTCCACAGATAACACAACACTGGGAAGGTAAAAAAATAGGCGTTTATCTTTTAGAAAATGTACACACTGCTAACTAACTTCAATCAAACGTATTGGGAAGAAGTGGCCTGTGCTAACATGACATTTCTCGATGAACGTTGGCCTAGAGATCAAGATATCTATTTGTATTACGATAATATAAATCTAAAATCAATACCTGAAAGAAAAACATTTTCATCAAGAATGCAATGGATTGATTTTTATGAACAGTGTCCAGAGTACATAGAGTTTGCAGAAACTTGGAAAAACGATCCCCGTGCTAATGGACGAGGAGGAAATGATTTTAAGTTTAATGCTATTAAGTTTGCTCACAAAACATTTGCTATTTGGCATAGAGCAAAACAAACACCTAAGGGGTGGCTGATATGGCTCGACTGCGATATAACCACTATCAATCAAGTTGATGTGCCATTTTTATCTACAGTTTGTTTAGATAACTTTATGGTAACATATGTAGGCAGACCCTCTAGATATTCAGAATGCGGATTTATGGCATTCAATATGAATCATCCTAGAATACATAAGTTTATGCAAGAATGGGAAGATCTATATACCTCAGGAAAATTTATAGATCACGAACAGACACACGATTCGTGGTTATTTGATCAGTTGAGATTATCATGGGATCCATGGTTATTCTTTGATCTAAATACTGTAATGGCCAGCGATAGTAATCCAATCGGGCATTCTATGTTAAGATATCATTTCGCTCATCAGAAGGGTGACAACAAGGCCGAACAGCAAAGGAGATTGTTATTAAAACGAATGAAACAGCCTATAAGACCTTTATAATAAGGCTCAAAGGAAATAGTATTTCCGAACCAGTTGCTGACGAATGTGTTGAGCAAGCTGCTAAGTTTGGAATTGCTGTGGAATACTTCGATGCCATTAATGGTCTTGAATATAAACAGCATCTTGAAAGACTCAATATTCACGAGGTAAAGAAGTTTAAGAAAGGCAGTCCCGGAATATACGGTTGTTTTTTAAGTCACTATTATCTATGGAAAAAGTGTGTTGAAGATAATGTACCGTTTCTTATACTAGAACACGACGGGTATATGTTGAGATCTATACCCGAAGACTTACTCGATAGATTTACAGATGTATTAAAGCTCGATAATGTAAATCCCTATAACATGAAATATAATAAAAGGATTGAAAGTCATCTCAACGACGAGTTAGTCATACGCCCGCCTGACGAAATGCATCTAGGAATGTGTGGCATGTATTCTCGTGGTGCATATGCATATTTCATTAAACCCATTGCTTGTGCAAAATTATTGGCATGGATTGACACTAACGGATTTATGCCTACCGATCATATGCTAGGATTAGATATCGTAGATATACAAAATACATATCCAAGTTTAGCAAGATTACATCCTCAGTATGCAGATGAGGGAATACACGCATTGTCGTTAACTAGAAACAAAGACCTTTTATGATTTCAGCAGAATATAAAAAACAGATACAAGTTATGGCCGAAGGCCATCGTTTCAAAGAAAAGCTGCCTAAGTATCCTTACATAAAAGATTTCATATCAGTCGAATCGCCACAGAGCATTTTAGATTTTGGATGCGCTCACGGTCGTATGATGTCTTTGATTATCTCAGATTTTCCAAACATATCAGTTATAGAAGGATACGATCCAGGAGTACCTGAATATGAAAACTTTCCAACTAGAACATACGAATGTCTTGTATCAAACGATGTCATTGAACATATTGAACCGGAATATCTAGATCAAACACTATGCTCAATGGATCAACTGTTTACCAAATCAGCATGGCTGATTGTGGCCTGTTACCCAGCCAAAAAGAAACTGCCCGATGGTCGTAATGCTCATTTGTCAGTGCATGAGCCGCACTGGTGGATTGAAAAAATCAAAGAAACATTCACAACTTCTAAGATAGAAGTTGCAGAAACTGTAGAATATAAACCGGGATTACCGGACGTTCATTTTGTATTAAGGAAGTGATATGGGGACTCTTAAACCAGGAGCACGTTACATTTATGAGAGAAACGGCGGTGTGACATACGCTCGAGAATTTGGTGCTGATCCAAGCACGAGGGAAGCAATAGGATGGGACTATGATCCTACCAAACCCGGGTTTGATACAAGAACAGGCGACGGTCGCCCATTACACGATCATATAATGGAGAATAAGCTGTGGGGCGATATTCGGCGAGCCGCCAAAACAAATAGTGCTTTACAAGAAGCCCTAGAACGTGCTATACTAATATATCATTTGAGCAAAGACCATGGGACAAAATAAACACGTAGACCTTTTCAAAGACATGATACCCGCAGTTGACATGGGTATCAAAGAACTTTGGGATGCTTCTTCCGAAGAAGGTCGCAAAGAAATCAAAGGCGATTTTTGGAATCTCAATCGATATATCAGCAACATAAAAAGTTCAAATAGAGAACTGCAAGAGCATTTTCTATTAACTACCAACGAGTTCTATAACAAGAACTGGAATGATATTCAAAAACATCCTAAACTGGTTTGGCAGACACTTTGTCTATGCAGTCATGAAACTAAAAAGACATTCTTCCATGAATGGCTTCCTTTGAAAAGACAAAAAAATAAAAAAGAAGAGTTTTTAGCAGAACTATTTCCAGACATGAAAATGTCAGACATTGAAACATTAGCAGCTATCACAACTGATAAAGAAATAAAGGCCTACTGTGAGAAACTTGGTTGGGATAAAAAACAAATCAATGCAGTTAAACTATAAATGCGAATTCTGTAACAAACTATTTGCTAAAGAAAAAACTTTAGTAGTTCATATTTGCGAACAGAAACGTAGACATTTAAGCAAGTCCGAAAAGCACGTACAGATGGGATTGTTAACATTCCAAAGATTCTACGAGCTTACACAAAAAGCAAAACAACCTAAAACTTTTGAAGAATTTTCCACAAGTTCTTTCTATACAGCATTTGTAAAGTTTGGTAGTTTTCTAGTCAACACCGCTCCTATATACCCAGAGATGTTTATAGACTTTGTTATTAAAAGCGGAGTTAAACTAGACCACTGGTGCAGAGACGAACTCTATGAGCAATACATTGCAGACCTCATAAAGAAAGAACCTGCAGACGGAGCAATACAGCGTACTATTAAAAATATGATGGATTGGGCAGACACAAACTCTGCGCAGTGGGAACACTATTTTCAATACGTAAATTTAAACAGGGCCACGCATGACATTAAAGAAGGATTGATATCTCCGTGGATATTATTAAATAGCAAGTCAGGCAAGGAACTGTTAAAACGCATGAATGATGAACAGTTGGAGATAGTCAGTCCTATGATAGATCCGCAGTTCTGGGTGCGTAGATTTAAAGCATTGCCTGCAGATACCGAGTTAGTTAAAGACGTCATCAAGGAGGCGAAGATACTGTAATGCCAAAAAGACCAGAACCTATTATTGAAGAAGAAGAGTTAAAAGAAAACGAAGAATTTATTTCCAGAGATGACATTGATATTGAAGTAGTTGTTGGAAACGAATCTCCAGATGTATATGTTAAGTTTTCAGGATTTGAAGACGATGAAGATGCAGAAGAATACGCACAGTTTCTAGCAGATACATTGCCCTTATTGTTATTTGAAACAACGCGACTTAACTAATGAGAACAAGACTGTTAATCGACAACACAGTAGTAGAAGAACTACCAGAGCCAAAAACTCTGGTAGTTTATACTAGATGTCCGGAAAAATGGATGTTGGTTGACAAAGAAACCGGCGAAGTGTATACTGGACATGTAACCGACGGTAATAACTATTGGAAGAAAACAGAAGCAGCAAAATGGGTGCCACCGAATGCCTGATATTGACATAGACTTTCTTGATCGTGAACAAGCATTAGGTTTGTTCAAACACATCAGGGCCAGTAGAGAAGAAGATTCAAAACTGGTCAAGCACAATACTGGCGTGTATTTTCATGAAGTTCCTGTTGATGCAGTTAGTGGACTATCTGCTGTTCCCTATAACGAAGCAGAAGATCGAGGATATTTTAAAATAGATTTCCTCAATGTTGGAATCTATAAAGGCGTGAGAGATGAAGCACATCTCATTCAACTAATGGAGACTGAACCACTATGGGATCTACTAGAGCAAGACGAGTTTACCCAGAACCTGTTCCATGTGAATGGGCATGGGTCTATTCTAAGACAAACCAAGCCAAAATCTATCGACCAGTTGGCGGCAGTGATAGCTATGATACGACCGGCGAAACGTTATCTGATTGGGAAAGAATGGACTACGATTATGACGGAGATCTGGACGAAGCCCGAGAATGACGAATACTTTTTTAAGAAGTCACATGCTATTGCATACGCCACTGCTATTGTGGTACAGATGAATCTTATCTGTGAACAGATCAGTTACGAGTTTAGTTAACTGCCTTTTCTCACAAGCGTGATGCTCTTACGCTTGATACGCTTTACAATAATGTCATTTAGGCTTGTAACAGGACCAAGCATTACTTTTACGTCTTTGGTGCTGAAGTTGCGTATAACATATCTAAACTCGATTATCTCTTTGCTTAAGAAAATGTTGATTGGTATCTGTCGATTAGACTCCCACCACCAAGCTTCTCCTAGTTCTAGAAACCGGCGTTTTTCGTCTTCAGAACGTATAGCGACATAATCGTACATGCTGGTCACTTGAGCATCTTGATTGATAATGATGCCCACGTATTCTTTATCTACATGGTTGATAACGCTAATGAACGGGAAGTTTTCCTGCAGGTTGTCTGTAATTCTCATCGATAAATACTTTAAAGGTCCGCTAATGTATGCAACTTAATTCAGTTTATTTATATCCAAATAAGATAGACGTATTTACTAATACGCTGGCTTCCTGGCAACTAGAGAGGTATCGTAGAGTGTATAATCGCAATCTAAAAATTTATCGTAGTGTAGATAATCGCATTGATCTACAGGTACGCAATTCCGATCAAAAATCCACAGACATAACTGGCTCTGTTTTGGTATTTAACATCATCACCAGAGAGGCCAATGACTTAGTGGTTAAGAAAGATTGCGTAACAGTAGCAGCAGCAACCGGCAAAGTATATGCCACTATTACTAGAGCAGACCTTTTAGATCTAGAACCGGGTTTCTATAACTATACCGTTGTTCAAGAAATCCGTGAAACAGTTAGTGCCACAGAATATCGTGTGACTTCAAGAACACCCATGTACATGGACAGCCAGTACGGGGTTATAGGAACTATGGAAGTATCTGGAGACACCGAGAGCATTGCCGAACAAAGTCTCAATGTCAGCACATTCGCATATATCAATCCAGGCACAACTGGATACACTGATCCTAAATATTATGTCAGTAGTTTAATAGACTGTAAAGGTCAACTCGCTACACCGCAGAGTCTACACAGTTTTCAAATCTATAGCACAAACTATACCGGTACAGTGATTATTCAAGGCAGTATCGATGACGGTGCTACACCAAAAAACTGGGTAGATATCAGCACTCAAACGATAACAAACTCCAATGTAAAATATTCCAATGTTGTAGGTAAATGGAACTTTTTTAGAATTAAACACCTACCAACTACAGGAACTGTTGACAAGGTCTTATACAGATAGTATACTGTATGCATGACTCTAGTTGTTGACAAATTTCGAACACTAATCCCACCTCGTGCTAAGAGTAGCCCTTCTGGTTGGACTAGTTTCAATGCACCATGTTGCGGTCATCGCGGGCATAGTCCGGATACTCGTAAACGTGGAGGGCTAAGGTTTGATCAAGGAATAGTATTCAACTGCTTTAACTGCAAGTTCACAGCCAGCTGGTTACCCGGTCGTCCAATATCCAACAAGTTTAAAAATCTCTGTAAATGGCTAGGAGCCAGCGATGACGACATCAACACACTGATATTTGAAGCACTTAAAACAGAAAGTCCAGAATACGAACATAAGATCGAAGATGCTAAAGTTGTCTTTGGGCCTAAAGATTTGCCTGAAGACTCTAAAACATTATGGGAATGGGCTTGTGATCCAATAAGTCTTACTGAAGATCTAAGACAAAATCTAATAGACACTATTCAATATGTCATCAATAGAGGATTTGATCCTAACAGTAAACAACTATACTGGTCTCCTGCAGCAGGATATAATGAGAGGGTTATTATCGCCTTCACCTACGAAGGTAAAATTGTAGGCAGTACTGCTCGTAAAATCAGGGACGGAAAACCTAAATATCTATCAGATCAACACCCGCATTTTGTTTTTAATGTAGATGCACAATCAGAAGAACAGAAGTATGTGTTTGTTTGTGAAGGCCCGTTTGACGCATTATCAATCGGCGGTGTAGCACTGTTAACCAATGACGTAGCAGAACAGCAAGAACGAATAATTAATAGTCTAGGCAGCGAAGTTATCGTAGTTCCTGACCAAGATGAAGCTGGTTTGATTTTGATTAATCGAGCCATAGAAAACGACTGGGCTGTGGCATTTCCGAACTGGGATGCAGATGTAAAAGACTGTGCCGATGCTGTACAGAGATATGGCAAGCTGTTTGTAATCGTTGACCTAATCAAAACAGCACAGCGTGGACAGATTAGACTGCAGATGGCCTTGAAGAATTTAGAAAACAAGTTAAAGAGAGAAAAAGAAAATGATTAGAAAGATTATAGATTTTCTGATAAGTCCTTACATTGCGATTAGAGATCATTATCGTCTTAAAAGAAAACTCAAAGAACTACGAGAAAGAGATCCGTTCATTTACAAATGATTACTTGGGGACTATCAGCGGCTAGTCACAATGCCGCATTAGCAGTATTTCATGATAACAAACTGGTGTTTGCCAGTGAGTCTGAACGATTCAGTAAAATCAAAAATGACCCAGATCTTAATGCAGAGCTGGTATCATATGCAACTGAAAACTTCGGTGCTGCTGATCTTGTCTGTTGGTATGAGAAACCTTGGTTAAAATCCTTTAGACAGTTTGAAGCTGGACAAGGGTGGATTGATAACAATGTAAAAAGATATCTCAATAAGTTTAATATCACTGCTCCTGTAAAAACTGTCAGCCATCATCGCAGCCATGCGGCAGCAGGATACTATACATCAGGGTTTGACGAAGCCTGTGTAGTTGTCATAGATGCAATAGGCGAATACGACACACTGTCAATATGGCATGGCTGTGGTAACAAACTTAAAAAACTATATTCAATATCATATCCGCATAGTATAGGGCTGTTTTATTCAGCAATGACACAGCGATGCGGACTGAAACCCAACGAAGAAGAATATATCCTAATGGGCATGGCAGCATTGGGAAACCCCAATGGGTTAGTTCGTGACATGATGAACGACTTTGTAAGCTACCCAACATGGGACATGGGCGGACTATTATATTTCAAAGAAAATCTTCATAGAGGCTGTAGATATTGGAGACCTGATTTAACTTCACAGCAAGATATCTACGACATTGCTGCGGCAACACAGGCAGTATATGAAATGCTGTTTGAAAGCACTCTACATTATGCTTTGAAATTAGTTGACAGCAAGAATCTAGTGTTGATGGGCGGATGTGCTCTTAACTGTTCAGCTAATCCCATAGCCTACAAGTATTTTGAAAATGTTTGGATCATGCCTGCACCCGGAGACAGTGGCAGTGCTATTGGTGCTGTACTGGCACATCAAAAACAAGCAATAGATTGGCCTGGTGTTTATCTAGGCTACGACATTGGCTATAAGACTGACAATCACGAGATCGTAGATTATCTTCTACAACACAAAATCTGCGGACTAGCTAGAGGTCGTGCTGAGTTTGGGCCAAGGGCTCTAGGAAACCGCAGTTTGATAGCAGATCCGCGTGGTCCGGAAATTAAGGCTCTTATTAACGATATTAAGCATCGTGAGCAGTTCAGACCCTTCGCTCCTGCAATATTAGAAGAATTCGCAAATTCCTATTTTAAAATGCCAACAAAATCAACGACTTACATGCAATTTATTGCGCCTTGTTTGGAATCTGAGTCTTTTCCGGCCGTGGTACACATAGATAAAACCAGCAGAGTTCAGACTGTAAACAAAACAGACAATCCACAGTTTAGAGAGTTATTGGAAATATGGTATGCAAAAACTGGCTGTCCTATGTTGCTTAACACCAGCCTCAACATCAAAGGTGAACCAATGGTCAACGATATCTGCGATTCGATGACATGGAGTCAAAAGTATGGTTTACCTGTGTTTAACTAGAGTATATAATAGTACATATGATTAAAGATTACGGACCCGAAGTACAGAAACTATATCTTGAAATAATGCTGTCAGATGCTGAAACATTTGTACGCTGTCAAGGTATTTTTGATTACACACTATTTGACCGCAAACTACAAGATGCGGCAGAGTTTATCAACGTCTATGCCAAAGAGTATAACGTGTTGCCAGACTACAACATGGTCAATGCCAACTGCAGAACTGACCTTGTTAGACCCGAAGATCTCAAAGATGGACACATGGATTGGTTCATGGATGAGTTCGAACAGTTTACTCGACACAAAGCACTAGAACGTGCGATCATTAACTCTGCAGATCTGTTAGAAAAGCATGACTACGGTGCTGTGGAAGTAATGGTCAAAGAAGCAGTACAGATCGGCCTAGCCAAAGACATGGGCACTGATTACTTTGCTGATCCACGCGGTCGATTGATGAAGATCAAAGACAAGAACGGACAGGTATCTACAGGATGGCCTAGTTTAGATCGTAGACTGTTTGGTGGTATGAACCGTGGAGAACTCAACATCTTTGCAGGCGGATCAGGAGCAGGTAAATCATTGTTCTTGGCAAATCTAGGTGTTAACTGGGCATTGTTGGGCTTGAACGTTGTGTACCTAACATTGGAACTTTCAGAAGAACTGGTGTCTATGCGTATTGATGCAATGTTAACTGGTATTGCAACCAAAGAGATTTTCAAAGACATCGATGATGTGGAAATGAAGGTTCGTATCATTGGCAAGAAGTCAGGCAAACTACAGGTCAAGTATATGCCATCGGGCAAAACAGCCAATGACATTCGAGCTTATTTGAAAGAATATGAAATCAAAACAGGCAGCAAAGTTGACGTGTTGTTAGTTGACTATTTGGACTTGTTGATGCCTGTAAGTAAAAAGATTTCACCAGCAGACTTGTTTATCAAAGACAAGTATGTGTCAGAAGAACTGCGTAACTTGGCAGTTGAAAAGAACTGTGTGTTTGTAACTGCGGCACAGTTGAATCGTGGAGCAGTTGAAGAAGTTGAGTTTGATCACAGTCATATTTCAGGTGGCTTGAGTAAGATTCAAACTGCGGATAACGTGTTTGGTATCTTTACCAGTCGAGCAATGCGTGAGCGTGGACGCTATCAAATACAGTTGATGAAAACTCGTTCAAGCAGTGGTGTAGGCATGAAAGTGGACTTAGAGTTCAATCTAGAATCTCTGAAAATCACAGATCTGCCAGAAGATGAGCAGGAGCACAGTGGTGCAACATCACGTGGTGCCAGCAGTATCATCGACGATATCAAACGCAAGACCACAATACAGCAGAATCGCGAAGAATCTGGAAACACAGAGTGGGAACGTGCTACGCCCAAAGAAGGGTTTGATCTAGCCAAACCCAAAGTCCGGGCTCATGTAGAAAGCACCAAACTACGTGAAATCCTGAATAACATGGACAGTGATGAAGACTAGACGTGTTGTTTTAACGCAGTGGTTTCCCAGTGAAGGCGAGTACATTGACATAGATTGGCCCAAGGTGCAGAAAACCCTGGGCATAGATCATGTGGAATGGCTGCTGAAACAGCCCAAGCATCAATGCCAACTGGTGCTGGATAAATCCACAAGCAAATGCAAGTTAGTAGCAGAGTTCTATGACGAAATCACTGCTGTCAACTATCATCTAATGTGGGCTAAATAATGGATGCGAGCAAAAGAATTTATTGTAGAATATACTGCTAAAGCCCACGGTGTTGCTGCCCCTGTTGCAGCAGACAAAGATGCGGCTCTACCAGGGGTATTCGTACAGCGCCAGTTAAGAAACACAGATCCCTATATGCAGTATCGCATGGGAGTAGCCACAGCCGCTGCTCGTGCTGATGCCGCCGGTGACGTGAGTTTTGAACAGGAATCATCCTGGGCAGAAAACCTAGTACAGGTCATGTACACTCCTGAAGATGAAGAAACCATTAAACTGGCTTCAAAGATGATGGGCGTACAACCCACACGTATCACTGACAATAAAAGCCGTGAAGCCAAAGGAACTGCTACCCAGAGCGCCGTGGCCAAAATCAAGAAAAATCGCTACGGAGTTTAAGATGAGAGCCAGCGAGTTTATCAACGAATCCTCAAAGCCAATAAGACGCAGCGCCAAGGCTGCTATTCCAGACATGCAGATGTTTCCGCAACTGGACAACGGCAATGTCTATTCCATGTATAGATACGGTATAGCACTGGCAGGTTCACCTGAAGATACCAACATGTCTGAAGTAGGGCCAAGCAGCAGCAAAATGGTTACTATTGCTTATTCACAGGGCGATGCTGACATCATTAACAAGGCCAACAAGCATATGAAGGTCAATGGCCGTGCTATCACAGATAAAAAGAGCCACGAATCGCATACTGTAGACACGCAGAGCCCAGTGGCTCAGCTTAAACGCAACAAGTACGGAGTATAAGGTGAGACTAAACGAGTTTGCCGGTAGCTATTATGTCAGTGTTAACTCTACACTGAATCCCAAGATCTGGGACGGCGATCAGTTGGATCCCAGAGTCAGCGACAAGCTGAAACGTATCGCAGAAGTATTTGAAAAGTTCGTGGGCGTGGATTTGGACATCATAGACATCACAGTCACTGGTTCAAATGCCAACTACAACTGGACCAAGTTCAGTGATCTAGATCTACATCTAGTGGTCAAAGGTGAAGTCAGCGAAGAAGCACGTGAGCTGTTTTCAGCTAAAAAAGCTCTTTGGGGCGAACATCACAACATCACTATCAAAGGACTGCCTGTGGAGTGTTATATACAGGGCTCTGCAGAACCACATCATTCAACGGGCGTCTACAGCATCATGCGTGATCGTTGGGTCATTGAACCTAAAAAAGCCAAACCCAATGTCAACGATACAGCCATTGATGCCAAAGTGGCTGCTGTCACACACGACATTGCAGCGGCCATAATCACAGGTGATGCCAAACGACTGCAGGCAGTCAAAGACAAGATCACCAACATGCGCAAAGCAGGCCTGGAACGTGCTGGTGAATGGTCTACGGAAAACATCGCATTCAAGGCACTCCGCAACACTGGTGTCATAGATGAGCTCAGTGAGAAAATCCGTGAGTTGGAAGATCGCGAACTCAGTTTGGAAAACACAAAAAACTAAAAATTTGACATAGTCGATAAATACGCATATAATAAACTGTTATAAGCGAGCACGACACACTATGTTACACATCATTAATTCCCTGGAAGACCAACTATTAGCCTTGATCAAGGACGACCCAGTACGTCCAGAAATCCCCCGAGAACAGCGAGTCAACGACAACAGTAAAATCTTTGTGTTGAAAGATGATGATGGTCAGCCTCTGGCAGTGACCTGTGTGAAGTTCCTGGCTAAAATACCCGAATCAGTGGAAGACCTAGCTGACTCTGTTGTCAACACCAATACCGCGGTGTTTTACACTATTTGGAGTTATGCAGCAGGTGCTGGACGCGAGCTTATACAACAGGCACAAAAACAGATACAAGCAGACCAACCTGAAGTAACCACCTACGTTACCCTGAGCCCAAAGACAGAAATGGCCCGCAAGTTCCATCATAGGAATGGGGCCAAAACTTATAGAGAAAACTCAGATTCAGTTAATTATCTGTATCAATGATACGAGCCACGGGCTCGTATTCTTCAACTAATCCCGTCCAAGTATCTCCAGTGCGCTGACTCAGTGTTTCTGCAAACTGACGAGCGCGATCTTCAGCTAGACTGCGCTGTTCCATGGTGAACCTGTGGCCTGTTAGGTCCTGTTGTTTTTGAGTCTGTCCAGTGACAGTGTTACGTGCTTTAACGATTAAAAATGGCATAGTGAGTCCTCTTTGAACTATGTATTATTTAACCAAATGCTGTGCTAGAACCATGCAGCTGATCCAAGCCCAAATGGTGTTAAATCCCACCAGTGTGGGCAACAGTTTCTTTTCACTGGCCCAGATCAGTGTCAGACTTGTTACCAGTGTAAAGAAGTAAAGCCACCATATCTGTAGGCCAAAGATCAAACCAGGAACGATGATCATGGCCTTGGCCGTCCAGCTTAAAAATTCCACAGTATTATAGTCTGTCCAATATTCACGGGTAAACCACATGCCGTAGCATTCACGGATTTTTGCCCAAGTGATACGATGATATACCAAGTAAAGCAGAACCAGTGCTGCTAGATTGGCTGCGATGATTTGTGAGAGTGTCATAGGTGTTGTCCTTGTAGGGTCATATACTTACCAGCAGGCGAAGCCGGGCGCAGAAATTTTGACAGCGCGAAGCGTAAACGGTTTTTTACACGAAGTGTTAAGCGCAGATTTTTTTACTTCTATTATATACGCAGTTTATTTTCTAGTGTTAGCAACGATTTTAGCTATTATAGCATCCTTAGCACCAGCTGCATTAACACGATCTATGTCCTCCAGTGCTGTTTCTAGGATCTCTATACGCTGTGCCTGTGAGTACATCTGATCCCGTAGATTAGCGGAGTCCATCCATGACAACAGCATAGATATCAGCTTAGGAAGAACTCTAGACAGTAACTCCACGTTATAGGGAATAGCCTCTAATGGCCTTGATGTCAGCAGAGATGCAGGTGCCTTCTATAACTGCTGTGGTGCCTGCACGTAGAGTCAGAGTTCGCATGGCATCTCGCTGTGTGTGCATGACCGTGCGACACTGTGATTCCGCAAGATAATAGGTCATGGCCTGCTGGAACTCGCACTGAGCATTTATGCAGATAATCAACACTGGAATAAAAATAGTCATAGGGTAGTAGAGTATAGTTTTAGCAGTTCCAGAATGATTTCAACTAGAACTGAGTCTTGGGGTATGGGTGTATACATAGAGTTATATATCTAGTGCTATATACAGTAATGATCACTCTTGAACATCATGCTCGCAATAGCCAAAACCGTTGGGACTGTGTCATACAGGGTCCGGGCGGTCGTATACAGATGTGTGATCTCATGTGGGTAGAAGATCGTCGAGATCTAGTGGAAATGTACTACTGGGATGCGTGGAGTGTCATACAGGGCAACTATCACTGTTGCCTAAGTGTTCCTGGAAAGGTAACGCTGCTGTAGATACATGACCCACGGTGCCAAATGCGCAACGAACATGGTGAACCACATTATAGTCATGGCATGATCTGTGCCGCAGACAATGCTGGGATAATAGAAACTGTGAATAAAGCCCAAGAAAAACACTGGAGCGGGAGTGAGATTTAGTGTGAGATAGAGTTTACGCATAGTGATATTTATTGTGCTGAAATGGGTATACAGGGATAAAAATTTGGTCGCGCATAAATTTTGGGTGGAGTACTTATCATTTCAGGGTGGTGATTTGCTACCACTGTTGCTAAAATACAACACTACACACACTATGCCCCCCACCCCCACCATGGAGGCATCACCCCACCATCGTCCATCACCTCGCCGAGTTCAACCAATCCCAGTACTTCAGGTTGGCATCCTTGAGTCCCATCAGCACACCTTCGTAGGCTGCATAGCTGATGGCTCGGTACTCGCCGGCTTCGAACTTTGACCTGTAGGGATCTCTGTTGCGCTTTGTAGCCTGTGCTCGTGCTGTGCGCTCTAGTTTATAGTAGCGATCTGCACGTCCTGATGCTGTGTTGTATACGATGTATCCCATATGTGTCCTTCAGCTGCTAACAACGTGGGCTCTGATGTGCTTCACATACACGCAGACGGCCACAGCAGATCTTTGCTGCTGCGTTATCCCAGTTAGGGATCTGATCTAACAGTGTGCGTCCTGAGCCTGCGGGTGGATCCCAAGGAGCATCTCTGCGATCGTGTATAGTGCCACAGGCTGTTAGTGCTAGGGTTAACACAACAGCAGTGAGCTTAGTATAAGTCTGCATTACGCAATCCCAACACACCACAATACATCACTAACAGACCCACTATGGCCACTACCATGCTAGACAGTAATGCAGAGTTCTCTACTGAGTTCTCAATGCCGCCCACAGCGCCGATGGTCATAAGCAGGCCTACGATGAATACGAAAAATGCTGAACGTTCTGACATGTGTTGCTCCTTGTTTGTTAATGTATGTGTGTATTGTATATCCAAAACATCAGATTGTCAACCAAAAGATCAATAACCCTAGTAGGATTGTGGGCAAGACTGCCACGATAAAGACCAGTGCTGCTGAGTCTCTGATGTCCATCATATACGGCTGTCTGCCTCGCGCATGGCCTGGATAGCATCACGGAGTTCCTCGCGCATGGCCACTAGTTCAGCATAGGCTTCGTCTTCTGTGTCAAATCCCAAGCTGTCGTAGCTGCCGTCATAGACCTTTACATAGTAGCTGCCGTTACCTGGTGATGCTTCAGAGTCTACGCCCACTTCACCGAAGCCCGGGATAATGCGTTTTGGGTAGTCCATTGCCTGCTCCTAGTTGCGTTTGTATGTGTGTATTATACTACCAGTTGTCCAAACTGTCAACCGATTTCTTTATAGACTTTGTAGCCTCTCACACGCAGTGTGTTGATCGCGGCACGGATCTTCTGTGCTTGTTCTTGATCGTATTCCAGCATCTCTCGGGCAGCTTTCAGGGTGTCTTCCGTGACAGTTTCGCCGAAGAATGTGTGCGTATAGTTATAGCACTTGCGACCATCCTCATCCAGTACGCATTGGATTGTACCGAAGGTCTTGTAGGTCTGGATCTCATTGATTTTCATATCAGCTCCTTAATAACTTTGATGACTGTGGCCGATGCGGAACACCTGTGTGCCCTGCTTGATATCCTCGTCCTCACCCTCTATGGTGTAGGCTTCTGGCAACATGATGTCGCCCAACTCCGAATAACAGTAATAACCTGTGGCAGTCACTACCAACTCTGCGTCCTGAGGCAATGCCTGCAATGCCTGGATCATTTGTGCTACTGTGATTGTCATATATCGCTCCTACTGTTTGTTGCTATGTGTCTATTATATGTCCAAAATGCTAGTTCGTCAACCGAAACTTAGCTAAAACCCTAGCTGCGTCCTGGGTATTGCTGACCTCGTCTCCGCCCATGATCATCAATTCAGTGATCGCTGCTGCGGAGAATTGATCCTCACGTGGGAGGCTTCGCAGCCTAAGGTTGAGGTCTTCCTTGCTTTCGCTCATCCAAAGGATATCAGCTACCAAGCGTTGACGATCTGTTAGGTTGTTGAGTATCATAGATATACCTTTAATAGTCCAGCGGCACAGACCAAGATCCCTGCCATGTTAACCAGCTGCTGAGGTTTGTTACGGACTCTGTAACTCCAAGCAAAGTAGCAGACACCACCGCAGAGTCCCAACAGAATGTTCAGTGGATGCAGGTTAGGGTAGAAGCTCATCACTACATACATTGCGATTAACGCTGTAGTTCCTAGCCATTGCAAACAGGTGTTTATCATCTCTTGTCCTTATTTCTTACTATGTACATAGTATAACACCTGTTGTCCAAAATGTCAACCAAAAAGACTGTGGTATTTTTACAACACTATTGGTATTGACATTCCTGAACGATCACAGGGGGACCGCCTGCGTTGTAGAGCTGACGATTCCAGCAAACCCTACGTGGCTCGTGTCTGTGGGCTATGATGACCTGCTGCTGCTGAATTACCGGGCGGGGTTCGTCTCGCTGCTTGGTCAATTCGTAGCCAATGATGGCTCCCACGGTGATGCCCAGCAGCTCACGTGGAGTAATGTCTTGGGCTTGCACGGGCGCGACCCCGGCTACAATCATGGCTGCAATTATCAGGGATTTCACTTCATCTTCTCCTTGGTCCACTCAGCTGAGCTTTGTATATCTTTACCGACTCCTGCTACTGTTGAGCAGGCACTTAGGGCCGCAAGGGCCAGGATCACTATCACTGCTTTCATGCTGTCTCCTCGTTGAGATCTAACAGTGTCACCGCCGGGTAGGTGACCTTACCATCGTACTCTAACTGACTCTTCTCGTATTCAGTCATGAAGTCGTCCTCCACAACTGCTGTACCTACGATGTACTGGCGGCTGTAGTCCTCATCCCATTCCACCCGACCGCGCAGCGCATCAACCAGCTTTGGAATGTCCCAATCAGCTGCTGAATCACCTAAGGGGTAGAAGTAGTCTTCGCCACCCTTGAACTTCCAGTGTTGCGGGCACTGACCTACTCCGTCCCAATCGTGGGCACCGTAGTTTTCCATAAACTGACAGCTAATGTGTAGTTTCATTTGTGTGTCCTTAGATCTTAGAGAGGATCCAGACCTTCACGAAGAAGATTGCTGTTACCACTGCTGTTGTTACGAGGATTTCTGTGTCTGACATTTTACGCTCCTGTTTACTTACTATGCCTCTAGTATAGCACTCTGCGTCCAATCTGTCAACCGATTTAGGTGTTGTTTTTTTGCAACAGATCTGCACCGTTCTCGCTGCGGATCACAAGTCGAACTCCCTGCAGCCTATTGCTGAGACTCTTCGTCAAGTCCTCAATTGATGTTCCCTGGCCTAGGAATTGATGATCATCGCAGCGATACGCGAATATCAATCCCTGGTGCTTCTCGAGACGGATTTCAACCAACTCTAGACCGTTCTCTCCAGCATCGATCTGTGATGCTAATCGATGCTGTAGTTCTTCCAGTTGCTGGGGAGTGATTCCAAGTTCCCGCAGCAGCTCATGAAGAATTTTCCTGTGGAAATGACCTGAAGCCAACACGCCTAGGCCAAATGCCACAAAGAACAGCAGGCAGTTTAAGATGATGTCTTCCATACAGTTATTTAAGTGTAGGATTGTTCTCAGTGATCTTGTTCAAGCGATCACGTGCTTCTAGCTGGCCCAAACGCATATCAAACATCATCTTCATAGCGTAGGCCAACAACAGCACTGAGAAACCAACTCCCAGTTGCTCCAACGTGGGATCCAGGTAGTTAAGGATGAGCTGGACTGTGCCAACTGCTAGGACGATGCCCAATGTGTAGATTACTACAAATGTTGCGGCTTTTAGTTTGTTATTCATGTTTCGCTCACTTTCTTTAGTTGATAGTTGTATTGTAGCATCAGATGCTAGGTTTGTCAACCAAAAAAAAAGACCCTACATAAAGTAGGGCCTTTCAACACTGCCTTACGGGGAGCGAACCGTATTAGGCAGTAACAGCAGCTTTCTGCGGGGCTGCTTGTTTCACTGCGACTGGCGCAGGATTCTTCTTGGCGATGTAAGCGATCGCCGCTTGTACTTCAGGCTTATCAGCACCAAAACCTTCTGCGGTCATGTATGCTGCGATCTCAGCCTTGGTCATCTCGTTGGGGAGATTGATCAGGTCCACGTTGGTGTGGCCGTTCTTTGCAAGGATCTTGATTCGCATCGTATCATTCGCGAAACGAATCTTGGTCTTGCCTTCAAGTGTCGAAACACCCGCTACGCTAAACTTTTTATCAGTTGCCATTTTGTTACCTCTTTCTGTGTGTGTTAAAGTTATGCCAAATATTCAGCATGTTATTATTGTAGCATCAAGCTACCAAACAGTCAACCATTCATTTGTCCAATCTAGACACTCGAATAGTCACTGCTTCCTTCTCGTCTAGGGCGGTGATGAACTCATCGTCATAGACCAGATCCTGCATGGAGAGATCGATCATTTCCTCGATCCTCACTTCGTCCGCTGTACCCTCTCCGGTACAGATGACTTCAAACTTGAACTCAAATACTCGTTTACCAGTTGCCATTATTGCCATTTCTCCTGTGCTAATCGGAAGTTAACCAATGCGCTGTCTCTGAGGAACACGTTGCCCGCCTCATTAAAGCCCCATTCAGGCACTGCCCGTCCTGCTCGCTGTAGCCATCCCGCTTCAAACTCGAAACAGCCCAGTCCGTTCATTCGAGTTAGGTATTCCCGTATGTCAAAGAAGTTAAGGATGATCTTGCTACGGGCCTCAGCACCATAACCATACTTTTCCCACTTATGGGTCCAGTGCTGGTGCCCGTTGTAGCGTCGATCGAGTTTGATTAGACTCACTCTAACCCCAACTTGGTGCGTTGCTCTGCACCGTCTTTGATCCACTCTGTGAGCTCTTCGGTTTCCTCAGCCTCGTATTCTGCGATGCATTCGCTGATGCCAAAGGCCTCGTCTAGTTCTGCAGGGATCTCATCGGCGACCTGCTGGCTACTCATACCTTCTAAGTTGTATTCTTCATCACCAGTCTCGCTGTCGTAGATCCCAGCGTAGGCCATGCCTGGTTCGTAATACATTGCGCCTACGGTAAAGCCCATCTCAGTCAACTTCTCGTAGGCCGCTACCGGAGGACTCCACGCTGAGTCGAAGTAGGTGTGTAGCATCTTGCCATCTGGATGCACATCAGTTGTGCCATCCGCGCCTACATCCCACTTGGTGCCCCACTCGCCTACGCAGTAGTCATACCAGTTGCCATAACCGTAT